ATCGTATTGCTGTAGCACACACCACCACCCCATTCATCTCCGTCTACCCTTGGACGGGAACGTTTGGAACGAAGGTTGCAAACCCTGCAACGCTGCCTGCGAGTACTGGCAACGGAGTAGCGTTCACCCCATCTGGTGGTCATATTGCCGTAGTGCACCCGGGCACCCCATACGTCTCCGTCTACCCTTGGACTGGTGCGTTTGGAACGAAGGTTGCCGATCCAGCAACGCTTCTTCCAAATGCTGGCAACGGAGTAGCCTTCGCCCCATCTGGTGACCATATTGCCGTTGCGCACGCTACGAATCCACTTATCTCGGCCTACCCCTGGACTGGTGCGTTTGGAACAAAGGTTGCCGATCCTGCAACGCTGCCTGCGAGTACTGGCAACGGAGTAGCGTTCAGCCCATCTGGTGGTCATATCGCCGTAGCGCACGTGGGCAGCCCATATTTTTCCGCCTACCCCTGGACTGGTGCGTTTGGAACGAAGGCTGCGGACCCTGCCGCGCTTTCGAGTACTGGCAACGGAGTAGACTTCAGGGGCGTTACTAAGATATAGTATAAAATAGGTTTGTTAAAAAGTAACAAATCGTATAGTGCCAGATGGCAAGGAGCAGAAAATGATCATTACAGATGAAAAGCGGATTCAGGACCTAGCCGATAACGTCGTTGGGCGCACTCACGAGGTGTACCAGTACGACCTCAACATCTCTAACTACCAGACGATTCTGGCGGCATCCGATGGGGTTTATCCTGAGCATCTTCTTGCTCTGAAAGACCTGCCTGCAGACCAGGCGGTTGCGCAGTGCCCAATTGAAGACCTTGCTGAACTCGCAGAGCTTCAGCAGTATGTCCGCGTGTCCTATTTGATCCGCTCAGAGATCGTAGAGCGCACCAAGGCAAACGGCATTCTCCAGGTTCTTGTAACGCAGTTGCGCGCCGCACTTCCAGTTACGGCAGACTACGATGCCGCAATTGACGCTGCAGTGTCACGACGGGCGTAAGTTATGGCTAAGCAAGCAAAGATCTGGGACGGCACGCAGTGGATAGAGATTCTATCTAATGCGGGTAATGCCGTCTATTACCAGAATGCTGAGCCGACGATTGCCAACGATGGCGATATCTGGATTGACTCTAATGATGAGATCGTAGGATCAACTGGCGCTACTGGTGCTACTGGCGCTACTGGGGCTACTGGAGCCACTGGTCCAGCGGGCGACCCGACCCTTGTACTCGGAAGCACCGTCGCTGCGCCAAAGACAGCAAACTACCCATTCGTCATCGGGGATGAAAGTGAACTATTTATCTTTTCAAGCGCCAGCGCACTTGTTGCTCAAATCCCAACAAATGCCTCCCAAGCATTTCCAGTTGGTACACAGATCAATATTATGCGATACGGAGCAGGAGCACTCACTGTCGCTGCAGTTACGCCTGCAACTACTACTGTCAGGGCAACTCCAGGAGCAACACTGCGCGCACAATACTCTACTGCTACCTGCATTAAGATTGCAACGGATGAGTGGGTAGTTGTTGGTGACTTGTCATGAGGATTCTAGGAACAACTTCTTCAGCATATTCATTAAACTATTCAGTGCTGCTTGCTCCAGGCAGCCAGCCAGATACTGCAATCTATACTAGCGCAACAGTTCCTTCTGGGTTCATGTCTGGTAACGGATACTATGTAAAGTACGGTGCGCCAACCTCTTCTGTCACCGCAACTGGAAGCATCTCTTACGCAACGTCAATCAACGGAGGATGGACATATAAAACTATTCAGAGCCAGGGGCAGGCGCGTGGCATTACCTATATTGATACTGGTTCAAGCAAATATTGGGTATATGGAAACGACACAACTGGTCAATTTTCCTATACGTCAGACGGCACGCCGCAAGGTACATTAAGCACAGTCAGCCCAGTTTCATCTGGGGCAACTAGCGCAACAATAATGATGTATTGTAATGGCGCAGCTCGCCCATTCGTTGCTGTTGGTTCAAATGCAACTGGAATTTACGTTGCCACTGCGACATCAATTAGCGGAACTTGGTCTACTGCTACTACCCTTCCGCAAACAGGGGCAAGTGTTCAGGGCATCGCATGGGGTGGAACGGGAACTGGATCAGATAAGCGACTTATTATGGTGATGGGCGGTAACGGAGCTAACGCAACGTATTTTTCCGCCGCAAATGACACAACATCTTATACATTGCAGACTATTGCTATTGGTGACTGCCGAGGTCTTGCATATACTGGTACGCACTGGCTATACCTTGGCGACAACAGCCTTGGTCGCGCTGCTGCCTCAGCATTTAACAATACCACTGGTAATGTCATCACTAACCCTTCTCCGGCAGTATACCCAGGAACTGTTCGTGGTCTTGCAGCATCGCCTACGGGCAATGGCGTGTGCTACCTATCTGGCGGAACAACTATCGGGTATAGCACTGACCATGGTGCAACATGGGCAGCAGTAACATCTGCAACTTCGCTAACAAGCCAGACTAAGATGAGCATAAGCGCAGATACAATCGTTGCCTACAGCAACAATAGCGCAAGTATTGCATACTTAACCTATGCATAAGGAGTTATCATGAGCCTAAATCGGAACGAATGGTACGAGATAGCACAAGACGATTCTGGCACGACCTTTGCAAGGTGGCGAGATGCAACCGCAGATCAGCGTAGCGATGTGTTTGCTTTTGAGAAACTTAAAGATAATGAAGTGGTATTCTACGAGGAATACGCAGATGAGAACCTTGCTATTTCACGATTAGAACTAGCAATTGTTGAGGGGAGTTAGGCATGCCAAAGAAAACATACATTAGGTCTGGCGGAACATGGGTAGATATTACCTCTGGCGCTGCCTTCCCAGCGTCTAGCGCCGCGCCCGCGACTCCCGTTACTGGTCAGGTGTACTTTGATACAGACGACCAGAAGCCGTACATTTATAACGGATCTGCCTTTGTGCTGTTTGGTCCAGCGCTAACAGACTTAACCAGCACGACAAGCAGCACCGTTGCCGCAAGCGCAACTGCGGTTAAGGCTGCGTATGACCTCGCTAATGCTGCCGTTGCAAAAAGTACAGTCACTACTGCTGGGGATATTATTTATGCTACGGGATCAGCGGCAGTAACTCGACTTGGGATTGGATCAACAAATAATATCTTGACAGCAGGGGCATCTGCCCCCGCTTACCAGACATTGTCAGCGCTTCACGGCGCAGTCGCCACCGTCCCTTCACAGGCTGCTGGTGACCTCGTGTACGCATCAAGCGGAACAGCCCTTGGGAGGCTGGGCATTGGTGCAGCAAACACAGTACTGACATCAAGCGGCAGTGCCCCGCAGTGGTCAACCCAGTCAGGCATGGCATTAATTAGCAGCACTACATTGGCTAGCGCAACGCAAACGTTCACAATTTCAAGCATCCCATCAACGTATAAATCTTTGCTTGTTTACAGTTATAACATTAAATCAAGCACTGCGACTGCGGCAAACCTAAGCGTTCAAATGAACGGGCTTTCAACGACAACCTATGGTCGCAAGGGTATAACCGTAACCTCTGCAAGCACAACCGTTGGCACTTCCGCGGCAACTACTGGAGATACATCGTGGGCTGTAGACCTTGCAAGCGGTGGGGTTGTTATTTCCGGTGCTGGAGCAGGGTCTGTCTTGAAGATGGAGTTCCCAAACTATGCCGCCTCTATGTACAAGGCGGCGCTGTGGACTTTTATGTTTGGAACGGCGGCTTCTTCTATGGCTCCTGGATTTCAAATTGGATTTGGTTTTAACTCCACAACTGCTGCCGTCTCGTCAATTTCGCTTGTGTCTTCTTCAGCCACAAACCTCATTGGAGCCGGAGCAGTAATAGAAATTTATGGAGTATACTAATGCCTGACATGCCAACTAAACTTACCTATGACATTTTAACTGGAGAAACGACAGTAGAGCCGTTGACCCAAGAAGAGGTCAATGAGATTAATGCTGCGGAGGCGACTGCTAATGCAGCGCGTGAAGCGTCCAATGAGGTGCGAGAGTCTGCCCTGGCAAAGCTTGCAGCCCTTGGATTGACGGAAGAGGAGATTGCTGCCATTATCGGGGGGTAGTAAAATGCCAGTATACGAATATTTCTGCGATAAGTGCGACAAGAAGGTTGAACTTATGCACCCGATGTCAGATGATAGTAAGAAGATACATAAACCGTGCGGGAAAGAAATGAGCATGGTTTTTTCTTCTGCAAATGTTTTTTACAAGGGCGAAGGCTGGGCGCGTAGAGGGTAAATTACTTGCGCTTGTAGTGAGCACATAATATAGTGCAAACATCAATGCATCCCCACAACATGAGGTGCCGATGTGACTGCGAGCAACGTTCAGCAAATTATTGATCGCCTTGACAAGATTGAGGAAGAACTTTCTGCTATGCGCGTAGAGATGGCTGAGACACGCGGCGCCTTCCGCCTTGCAAAGTTTGTTATTGGCATTCTTGGCCTTACGGGTATTAGCGGAATTATGGCTTGGCTTTCCGGACAGGGAAAGTAATGCATAGAGCAATTGTTATCGCCGCCACCCTGTGGCTCATTGCCTCCACGATAGTTTTCTCCATTGTTTCCTCGCCGGTTTACGGGGCAGATGGCTACGACGGCGCTGGATACCCCTACAGCACAATTGTGACCGAGACTGGCGACTACTTTGTCGTCATTGACGTGCCGTCTGTTTTTTCTGCCGAAACAGACCTTTGCAACGACACTGCAAGTTTTTGGTGCGCTGCGACTCAGGACGGCGGAAACTTTACTGACTCTGCACTCTGGCTTTACGATGCAACTGGTGCGTTGATGACGGTGAACGACGATGACCCCCGAACCAACGGGCAGTCTTGGCACTCCTACATCAGCGTGGAGCTCCAGGCTGGCGTCTATCGGCTGCGGGCTGGACGCTTTACCTGTCACGACGGATCATGCCTCTGGCCGCAGGACCCATTCCCTGTAGGCGGCTCCTACCAACTCTTGACCACCACTGCGCTTTTGCGTGACCCTAACCCGCCCACGGTTGAGCCGACTGCAATTCCTTCTATTTTGCCAACGCCACAGCCCACCCCTGAGCCGACCCCAGAGCCGACCCCAGAGCCAACTCCGGAACCAAGCCCCGAGCCGACTCCTGAGCCGACACCTTCTCCTACCCCAGAACCGCCTTCCCCAAGCCCTAGCGTGGCTCCTACCCCCACGCCAGAGCCTTCTATAGAGCCTTCCCCGAGCCCTTCTCCATTGCCATCACCTAGCCCGGAATCAACTCCAGATCCAACCCCAGATCCAACCGCAAGCCCTGAGCCGACTGAAGAGCCGACTCCAAGCCCGGAGGTAACCAATGAGCCGACACCAGACCCGACTGCCACACCAGAGCCGACGCCCGAAGGAACCGTGGAGCCAACTGATTCGCCGGAACCTGCCCCTTCTCCTGATCCCACTGCTGTTCCTTCTCCTGAGCCAACACAGCCCCCTCTGCCAGATCTAGGTGAGGTTGCTGCTGCGGTTGAGCAAGCCGTAGGTGCTGCTGCAGAAGCGGTTTCCGAGGCGGTAGGTGCCGCCGTAGAAACAGTCTCTGAGGCCGTAGGTGCTGTTGCTGATGCCGCTGCAGAGGCAGTTGGTGAGGCACTTGCGCCAATAGCAAACCTAGGGAACGATATATCTCAAGAGGACAAGGAATCAGCAAGAGAAACTGTATTGCCTGCGATCATCTTGACGCAGGTTGCACAGGCTGCAGCAAGTGCTGCTGCTATCGCTAGGTCGTCAGGCGGGGGCTCAAGCGGGCCCACGGGTGGCGGCGGTGGAGGAAAGGGTCCAAAAGGACCAGCTGCAAGAAGCGTAGAAGCCCAACTGGGCAGGAGAAAAGAAAATGAATAGATGGAAGTCAATAGCCCAAGCCGTTATCAATGACCTCGTTTCCCAATCTTGGACAGTATTTGGTCTTATGGTCGGCTGGATTGTGTTGCCAGATGGAGAGACACGAAACTTCGTCGGCGGAACCCTGCTGGTCCTTACGATTGCATGGGCAGTAACCATGCCATTGAGGATTTCAATCGAAGATTAGCGCCATAAACGTTATGGTATACTCTCTTCATGGAAGAAGTTACCAAACGGGGGCGACCAAGAACTGACCCGCTCACGCGGTTTCTTCGTCATGTCTCCAAGGCTGAAAGCGGCTGCTGGGAGTGGGCTGGGGCAAAGGACCCGTCTGGATATGGGGCCTTCAAGGACCAGCACGGCAAGAAGATCAATGCGCACAAGTGGCACTACGAACACGTCCACGGTCCTATTGTGAAAGGACTTCAAATCGATCACTTGTGCCGAAACAGGAAGTGCGTTAACCTTCAACACCTTGAGGTCGTCACCCCAAGAATGAACACCAGAAGGGGCGACGCAGGCAAGCTTCGTGCGACAAGTTGTCGTCACGGACACGAGTACACATGGGAGAACACATACTGGCGTAGAAACGGAGACCGGGAGTGCCGCACCTGTAAATATTACGGTGGCAGGCTTGATCCCGCGATTAGGGGGCTAAACCAGCGTTAGCCCCAAGAAAGGGGAGACGCATGAGCAACATTGTAAAGAAGGACACAGAGTTCTGGAGAACGCTTGCACCAGAGGGCCCGTGGAGGAGGTTCCAAGTTGCCACGGAGGCCGAATGCAGAGGCATGAGCGTCAAAAGCTTTGTTGATTACTGGTCGGAAAAGCTCGGGTACAGCAAGTCCTCTGTGAACCAGTGGCTGACGGGATCAAGGTCAATACCGCTCTCAGCGCTTGAAAAGATCGGTATTGAGATCAGCCCAGAGGAGTATCAGAGAACATCATTCAGGGTCGCAATGCCCGACGCAGAGCGCCAGGCTCGTGCAAGGCAAATGGTCATTAACAGAATGTGCGGCGGCTGCGCCCTTGGGGATAGGTTCTGCAGAATTACCGATTGCCCCTTGCGACCATTTAGTCCGTTGCCGCTACACCCGAAGGCTGTTCCAATGGGTTGGGATGATGCCGAAGTGGACGTAGAATCGCCTACCCTTGCCCCGTGAGTCAGATAGCGTACTATCCTCTTTGTGAAGGGAATATACGAATCGCTGTTTAGCAAGCTTGGCGGGGATGCAACCTTGCAGACCTCGCTTAGCGGAACTGCCAGCGACAAGAAGATATACCCGATCACCGCAACAGTCCGGACTGCCTTGCCAGCGATAAAGATCTCTGTTGAGAGCGGAACGTCTGATGCAGCTTTTGGGATAAGTCGCCCGGAGGTTGAGGTGCTAGTGGTTTCGTCCACAGGCTCCCCTCAGCTGAGCGAGATCTCAAGCCGCATTGATGTTCTAATCAACACAAAGAGCTTCGCGGGATCGGGCATAAATATACATCTCGCTAAAAAGGTCGCCGAGCGAGATGAGTACGATGAGGCGACATTGGAGTATCGAAGGCGCCTTCGGTACAAACTAATAGTAGTTTGAGGAGTAAATAGCATGCTGACTCTTGGATCGGGTACCCTTTCGGTCGCCCCGTGGGTCTCTGGCGCGAACCCCGCCGCGCTTTCGACGACCTACACAACCATCTACACCATCGGCGAGGTCGGTGGCGATGTCGAGCTCAACATTGAGTTCCAGGAAGCGGAATTCCGCGGCCAGTCGAACTTCGTAATCGCCCGTGGTTACTACGGTGGCAACGTCACCGCAGCTGCACGTTCAGTCGAGCTCAACTTCGAGAACCTTGCCCGCTTCTTCACCGTTGCAAAGACCACGGTGAGCAATACGGCAGGAAACCTGACGGCAACGCACAACGTCTTCACGACGGAGTACGATGACAAGCCACAGGCCATGTATGTGAAGTTTGTGCACACCCGCACTGACGACCCTGACAAGAGGGTGGTCGTTCACCTCTTTAAGGCGTTCTCAACGGCCCTGAACTTCCCGTTCATGCGAGAAGACATTTCGACGATGGACATTGACTTCAATGCCATTGTCGACACGACCCTCACCGGAGCCGATCAGATCGTCCGCGTGGAGATCGAGAGCTAATTTAAGCTCAAGGCTTAGGCCTAACAGAACCCCCGAGACTTGTTCTCGGGGGTTTTCTGTTTTATAAATGATCTTGGCGCTAGTTGCGCTATGATATCCACACGGCGACTTGCCGTGATTGGAGTATAGGAGATAGGGAAATATGGCAAACCTAGTAGAGATTAGCTCGAAAAAGGCGCTCAACCTCAACGACCTGGCGGATCTTGAGGACAAGTACGGGGCGATTGACAAGATCGACTTTAACAAGTTCAACGTCCTTCGTTATGTGCTTTGGCTGGCAATCAAGAGAAACGAGCCAGAGATCACGGAGCGCGAGGTCGGGGATCGTTTTGACATCAGAACGATGCAGGACACGGTAACCAAGGTTCTTCGAGATAGCGGACTTCTTCCTGACGAGCCTGAGGAGGGCGAACAGGTGGGAAAAGCAGTAAATCCGGCGTAAGCTGGTCAGACATTGATTGGGGTGTAATTATGGGTTCGTACGCTGATGCGTTTGGGTATACACCAGGCGACTTCATGCGTATGACCCTTCCCCAGATTGCATCCTTCGGTAGATACATGGAGACTAGAGACAAGAAAATGAAGTCTTCTTCTACCGTGTCTAAGACTGGCCAGGGGAAAAAGATGCTAGACGCGCCGGATGAGAAGTCATCCATTGAAGCCCTTGTAATGCAGTTTGGCTCACCAGAAGCTAAGCAGAAGCTTATCAACGAACGAATAGAGTCGATGAGAAAGCGCGCAGCGGAGTCAGGTAAGTAAATGGCAGAAGACAATAATATCCAGTGGGAAGCCCTTGGAGAAGTAGACGACTCAATTACGATACTTGAGGGGCTTTTGTGGGAAAAATTTGCCCCAGGACAGGTCGCAAATGTTGGTCGAGTTGATTATAGGGTTAAGGGAACAATTGACGACGCTGACTTTACCGCGGCGGAGCTAAAAGTTCAGTCTGCGCTAAAGTCTTTTGGCGTAAAACTTGACTCTGAAGGTATGCCGGAAGACATACCAAATACTCCATCTGGGAAAAAGCGTGCACTTGAAATACTTGCAAAAGTTCTTTCAAAAGATCAGAAGCTTTTTAATGCACTACAGGCACACGGGGCAGTCAGGTCTGCCAGCGCCAAAATGGTCGCCGCACCATCGGCGGCGTCCGCAAGGGGCGCGAGATCGTCAATAGCCGATAAAGCAAGGGCCAGGATTCAGAGAAGATTTGTTGCGTCCGCCGTTAAGGCCAGAAGGCAGGGGGATTTTTCCAAGGCGTACGCTGAATATGAAAAACTAACTGGTTCTAAAACAGTAACCGATGAAAAGGGAATCATTGGACCTGCTGGAAAAACCTACCCCGCCGCAGTAAGGATTGGCGGATTTGGCGGTCCACTTGATGTCATTGTAGAGGGAATACTTTCTGAGCGCGCAGGAGAGGGAAAAAGCAGTCCCCTAAGAAATGCTTTCAGTGAGCTTGGATTTGGTAGCGGCGGAAAACGAACAGGCCTTGCCGGGCAAATTAGTCACATATACGAAAAAGACCCAGAGCTTGCAATGTCGATTCTTATGGCTGCAATCGTACCCCCTGGGTCAAAAGGCGCCATAAAAATAGACTCAAAAACTGGTAAAATTAACGTCTCTGGAGAGATATTTTCGCCAGCAGAGATTAAAAAAAGATCAAATGACTTTGCGCAGATAGCAAAAATACTTGCAACAGGAAAGATAGGCGATCAGAAGATTATTTTGGCAGGTTCGCCAACTGAAAAAATTGTTCAGGCTTTTCTTGCGTATGCTAATGCAAATCCAAAATCAATGCTTGATAGGGAAACAAGAATAAAACTTGCCCTAAAAGAGGTAAAAGCCGGGAAGTATCAAAGCGGAGATGTCTCAAGGGCAACAAAGCCCGCAAGTGATAAAGAGCTCTTTGTCGACACTACTGGGAAAAACCCAGAATTATATCGATGGAATAAGACTACAAAATCATGGGTTCCACTTGGCGCCGCACCGATACAAATCTCAAGGGTAATCAAGGGCGACCAGGTTCTTATTGACCCAAAAGCAGCAGACGAACTCAAGAAGCTTTTTTCCTCTGCGGAAAGATCAATTTCTGGATCCAAAGCGGGAAAAGAACTTGTTAAAATCCTTAAAGATCTCGGAAGAAGAGGCGGCGAGATTGACGTCCTTGCAGAGGGAAGGCTTGCCGAGGAGGGGATGCGAAGGGTCAGAAAGGCGGAGAGATTTTCTGCAAAAAGAGAAAAAGCTGCAGGCATACAAGCGATAAAAGATGCCGCCGAAATAAACCTTTCTGAAATCCTTGGTGGAATAAATCAAACAAAGTTTGGCAAGTCAATACCAAAGCGCGGGCTCACAAAAGCTTTTATTGTATCAACAATCGGTAAAATTACTTCAGCAAGAATAAGAGTTCAAGAGAGGCTACGAAAAGATCGACTTGAAGACATGGGCCGAAAGGGTCGGCTTGACGACGAGCGTGAATACGCAAGACTTCTTGCGGTAGAGCGATCCATCATCGGTGCGTATCAGGGGCTAAGATCCCTTCCGTCTTCAATAAGAAGAGAAATACCTGCGCTTTCAACGAAAGGCGGCAAGGTTGAGAGGCTGCCAAAGCTCGGTATGGGCAAAAAGAAAATAATTAATGACCCGAAAGCAATATACAGGGGAATGAGTCCTACCGAAAAGCAGGAAGAATACCGTTTAAAGAGGGAGGCAACAGAGAAGCTAATAGCTCCACATATAAAAGAGTCAAAAAGACTCGCTAAAGACCTTGCTACGATTTTTGGCGTGGCGGCTGGCAAGAAGAGTTACGAAGGGGTTTTGAGCGCTGCGGAAAAGGCTGCCCTTAGGTATTCGGAGATACAAAGTCAGGTCAAGTCTATGACAGGAGTCCCCCTTGAGGGCAGGCAACTGGCAATGCTTAAGGGAATTGTAAGAACCGATCAAGGAGGAGTTTTTACTTCGAATATAAGAGCTGGAGTAATTAACCACATCAATGTAAAAAACAGTGCCATTATAAAGCTTCTTAACGATGGAAGTCTTTTTGACGTAAACGGAAAAGTAACTGCGCAGGGTAAATTCGCCATAGACGACCTTATGGAGACGATTAAAAGATATAGACCCGTTATGCAGGTTATCGGTTATGGCGAAGCGAAAATAATAGTCGATGGCCAAGCTAAAATAATAGACGTTACGTCAAAGGGACTAGATGCGCATGAGAGGCTTGAGCGATTTGCGGACATTGTTTTCCAAAGGGGCGGTGTTATTAGCCTTGCCCAGCTTAGAGAGCTCGGCGCAACTCCATCGACTGCAGGAAACATTATTTTCAAAAACCTTCAAGGCCAGGGAAAGACATCGCAGGAAGCGCTCGAGGCAGTTGCCCAGGCTGAAGCTGCATCAAAAATGGACCCAGATAAGGTTCTTAAGCGACTGTTTGCTGTAAGCGGGGAGGACTCCGCTGGCCGAGCGGCAAAGATGGAGCTCATGGGCTTCCTTAGGAAGACCCTTGGTACAAAGGTCGATCCAGGAGCGGTCGATCAAGAAAGAATTGACTCACTTCTTTCAAGCCTTGGAATAAGCAAGGGCGGCAAACTCAACTTTAAAGCAATAGGGTCAAAGGGTCAGGGCACGCTCACGGACATATTTAAAAACGTTTTTCCTAACGAGAGTTATTCAAAGGGGATGCTTGAGAACTGGTTTGAAACTATGGCCAAGGATGGTGTCAGGCAGCTAAGGGCAACACCAGGCAGTGCTATTTCTGGTCTTGTTGCACGACCGCTTGGGCCGGAAGAGGTTAAGGCAGAAGTTGAAAGAATGCGCGAGCAGGCAAAGCTTGCGAAGGCAGAGGAGAAGGCCGCCAATGCAACGGCCAAGACGTCTAGGTCAACAAGGGCTTCTGGAAAACTTGGCACTGCTGCTGGCGTTAATGATCAGGGCGTTCCAGTAGACGAAAAGGGTAGGCCATTTCTTGTCGGGGCAAAGGGCGATAGGTTTGCTGCGCCAGGCCAGGGAAAGCCACCATCTGGAATCAGTGGGCTAGGAAAGTATCTTGTCAAGCAGGGGCTAATCTCTTCAGAGGATCAGCTTGTCATGCAGCCAAAGGCGCGAGGCAAGAAGCAGGGAATTGATGTGGCGGCAACTGCAGCAGCCGCAAAGCTCGGCGATGCTGGCACTGCGATGCTCTCAATGGTCAATGCCGCACGGGCAAGGGGAATGAGGTTTGACCCTGAGAGCCGTGCTCCGCTTGCGCAGGGTGGGGCAAGTGATCTATATGGAATGATGCATGGCGGAACAAAGTTTACGGGACCAAAGCTTACGCCATTACAGAAGAAGTCACTCATGGCCGCAACCGACGCAGCAATGCAGAGCGGCGACATAAGATCAGGAAAGAGCGGCATGACTGCCGCAGAGTGGCTTGCATCGCAAAAGGCAAGGGCAAAGGTTCCTTCGGAAAAGGTCCTTAGAAAGTCATTCCTTAAGAAGTTTGGAAGCGACGAAACGCTTAAGGCAATCGGCTCAAAGGCTGGCATTGACCTTTCTCCTGAAAGCGTCGCAAACGCCAGAAGTCAGTTTGATGCGGCAAGGGCGTCTGCAGCAGCAAGAAGGTCTCTTCTTAAGGACGTAAGAAAGCAGCAGGCGGCAAGGGCTAAGTGGCAAGAAAAGAGCGCGGCAAGATTTGCTGCTGGTAAATCACCAATTGACTTTGGCGGTCAGAGCCCTCTTCCAAATCGTGCCGCAGGAATACTTCCAACCCGCGCTCCAATTCGCGGAGCGGCCCCAGCCGCCGCAACAAAGGCAGTTGCCGAGGCAGCAGTAGGCACGGTTCAGGCTGTTGCAAGTCAGGCAGCTGGTGGAAGAATTCCAAACATTGACATGGGCTCAGTCGGCTCAATGCTGGAACACATTGGGAAGATTAAAGCCCCTAACATTGCAAACCTGCAAAAGGTTGTTGAGGCACTTGCTAAGGTTCAAGAAATACTCAACACGGCTTCTGGTATTAGAGGTGGTATCGCCGGTAAGCTTCAGGGCGGTGCCGCTAGGGCTCCTGGTGGAAGGCTCTACAACGCGACAAAGGGAACAGGTCGCCCATTCCGATTCCTTGATGCCGAGCAAGCGCAATACCAGAAGGCAGCCTCTGAGTACGATGCTGCACGGAAGAAAGCCCTCGCAACAAGCGTTGATCAGATAAAGTCCGGCGCGCTGCTTGGAAGGACGCTTCCAGGAGTTGTGAAGGGCGGACAAAAGACAACTGTTGGCTCCGAGCTTGACAGGATGCAGTCTGAAATATTCAAGGGTCTTGAGTCAAGGGCCCTATCAAGGGCTCAAAGGTCCGTTCGTGCCGGGAGACCCGCAACTGGGTACGCGACTGACGCGCAGGGCGGCCTATCGCTTGGGCCAGAAATGGCACTCAGGATGCAGGAGAGGGCACGAGCGGCTGCTGTTTCCCGAATGGCACAGCAATACCCGAAGCAGCTCGCGTCAATGCAGACAGAGATTATTCGCGAGGCAAGAACTGCCTTTAGAACGGCTACGGCCCCAGCAAGATCTGCGGCAGCCCAGAGGGCAGTTGTCTACGACAGGAGCGGCGGAGGCGCACGTCCGCCAGGATACGCATCAAGGCCTGGTGGGTTTGGCGGCGGTGGCGGTGGATTCGGACGCCCACCAATGGGGCCTGCGGGTTTTGGTCGCGGCGGCATGGGCGGGGGATTTGGTGGCACGATACCGGGCCCGCAAATAGGTACTGACGGAGTTCAGAAATTTGCAAACGACGCGATGGGCATACTCGGAAATCTTCAGCAGCAAATTAAGTTCGGATTCTCTCAGGAAATAACAAGAGAAATATCACAAGCCCTTGGCGGAGTGCTTGCACACTTCAAGGACGGAATAATAAAATTCAACCAAACCCTTGAAACGTCAACCGTTGCCTTCCAGACGCTTTTTGAGAACCAGCAAAAACTCAAGGGAGAAGACATTGACGTAGGTAAGGCAACTAAAGACTCTGAGTTCATGGTTTCATCGATTCAAAGCTTTGCTAACCTTACTCCATTCAGATTCCCTGAGCTTGTAGAAGCGGCAAGAAAAATGCAGGCGTTCGGATTTGAAACCAAAGAAATTCTTCCGAACCTTCAGGCAATTGGAGACGCGGTAGCCGCCCTCGGAGGAGAAGACGATAAGATCAGAAGGATTACATACGCACTTGGCCAGATGCGATCAGCGGGGCGCGTGTACCAAAACGACATGATGCAGCTGGCGAACGCAGGTATTGCAGGTTACGACATTCTTTCGCGAGCACTCCTTCAGGACTTCGTCAAGACCGGGGATATTGTTCTTGAGTATAACGGAAAGACAATTGACAGGGCATACGTTCAGACAACGGAAGGGCAGGCCGACCTCGTTACGGCTACCGTTAAGGCAACAGATGACGCTACAAGAGGGCAGGTCAAGCTTGCAAGCTCAAGCAGCGCAGAAATTGCAGAAATATTCAAGAGAATCTCCCTGGACCCAATTGAGGCAATCCGAGACCTGACATCTAGCGGAAAAATCGGAGAGGGCGCCGCAGAGGCAATTATCGACGGACTCTCCCAATCGTATGGCGGCGGCATGAAGAAGCTTGCCAAGACGTTTGAGGGAGGAATGTCAACCCTTGCAGACGTAAGCCAGTACTTTGTTGCACAGGTAAGTAGGCCGCTCTTCGAGCTAACGAGAGATGTTGTTATTGATCTTGGGCTCTTCTTCCAGTCAAGAATGGCGCAAAGAGCAGTAACTAAATTTGCTGGCGCATTTGCCTTGATGATACCCCCAGTGGAAAAAACGTTTAGAGACGTTGTGGATATTTCTTCTAACGGCGTTTCTGGAATTATTGGAGTTATTGGATCTCTTGGTGGCCGTCTTGACGCGGGTGGGGGCATGTCATTCCTGGATCGATTTGGTGACGGAATAGCGATCGTCGCGGACATCATGAGAACCGATCTTGCAAAGGCAATATTCGGAACAATACTAGTGGTCAAGGCGCTTTCTCTTGCCGTAGGCCTAAACCCAATGGCCGCGCTTATAGGTGGAATTATTGTTGGAATTTCTGCAATAAAGCAATTTACCGATGCAACTGGTGATAGCGAAATATCCAGAACATTTGGATCGATGATCCTCGCGTTTGACTCAATGAAGAGAACCTTTGCCCCGATGCTGGAGAGGATAGCAGCCACGCTTTCGTCAGCATTTGGCGCAACGTTTATAGCAATGATTCGGGTGGCCGTACCTGTCCTGCAAAAAGTTTTGAATATTATGAACGCAATTCTTCAGGTGTTTACTTCTCTACCACTAATGAGCGAGGCGCTTGGACTTGCCGCAACCTATGCATTGCTCAGAAGAATGATTCTTCCTCTAAACAAAATGATACTTGGCTCGCCCTCTACAATTGATCCAAGAACGGGAATGGCAGTTCCCGGAGGTCTTGGAATCGGTGGGACAATTGATCAGGGATTAAGGAACACTTCCAGCAATCTATATGCTGCCGCTGGGGGCGGTAGGGGCGGTGTCGTTGCAAGGGCACTTGGTTTTGGCCCAACGGCGTTTGAGGCCAACCCAATGACTCTCGCAAGAAATAGATTTGCCGCAATGGAGGCAAGAGGGTTTTTCCCAGCTGGTGGGGCAGCAAGAGCGTCTGCTGCGCACAGGGGAGTTCTTGCAGATGCCGTCCAAAGAAGGGGGCTACAGGGCGCAAGGGATGTCTTGGGAAACACTACGAATACGCGCGGCGGGTCAGTTGCGCTGCGGGCCGGACTTAAGGCGGGTAATTTTGGCGCAACAGGAGACGACATACTCACAAGAAGGATGATCAGTCTAAAAGAGTCAATCAGTCAGCTTTTCGGCACCGCGCTGCAGTCCTTCACGGGAAGAATAAGCGAATACTACAAGAGGTTTAGATTTGGTGGCAAGGCAAGCACCCTCATGCCCAAGCAGCTGCTTCTTGGGCCTGGAAATCTCCAGCTTCCCGCTGGTCCGATAAATGCGCAGACGCTTCTTCCTAGACCGAATATAGCCGGTCTTCTTCCGGCATCCGCAGAAAGCCTAGGGCTTAGATTGCCGGACACGAGCCCAATTAGGCCAATTGCAAAGATGACTCTTGTCGAAAGAATGTTTAAGGCTTCGGAAAGATATGCGGAGGCAGTAATCCGCGCCCACAGACCGCTGATTGCCCTTGCAAATCGAATCGAGTCAATTCCCGGCGTTCTTCGATCAATGGCGGACTCGATATACCACGGAATCGGAAGAGGCATAATAAAAACAACTCGCGCAATTGTATACGGCCCTGGAAACCTTGCGGAGTCAATGGTTAATTCAATGAGAAGGCTTGGAAGCAGGGTATTCCACGCCATGGGCCGTGCGACAATCTCTGCGACGAAGGCAATCGTCTATGGGCCGGGAAACGTGGGGGTTGCCGTTATCGACTCCATGCAGAAGCTTGGCGCAAGAGTTCTTGATTCTGTTGCTACCAGGGCAATTCCAGGGGTTGGAAATTTTGCTGAGCGCGGCGCCGGTCCGCTTACAAAGCGAATGGTGGATCTAAATTACTTTACCAAGAAGGCACAGGGGGCGGCCTCGCTGCCAGGAAGGGCTCTTGACTTTGCGGCAAATAGGCTCACTGTTCAAAGCCCGCTGATCTCAAGCGGCCTTGGACCCGTTAGCATGTTTGGAAGATTCCAAACTGCGGTTGGTCAGTTTGCCGGTGCGGTAAAGATTTTTGCAGCGGGAGCAAAAACCGCAATCGTCGCCGGTGGGTCTTCGGTACTAAAAAATATATCTTCCATAGGAATTCCCGCGCTTCTTCTTGCCGGGCTGACGAAAGGCAAAGCTGGGCTCTCAACAATAAAAAACCTTGCAACTGGTGGTGCTGCGATAAGCGCAGCGGCGGCAAAGAAAGTTGCGATTGCCGGAGGTCAGGGGGCTATTTCTCTTGGCAAAAAGGCACTTGGGCCGACCGGTTTATTTGCGGGCCTATTCACTGCCGCGGACGCCATCGGAAGGATTTCCTCAGGGGAAGACGCGGCAAGGGTTGGAGTCGAGAGCACGTTTGACCTTGGCGGAATGCTTATCGGTGGCAGCATTGCAGCCGCGGGGGCAACCGCGGTTGGACTTGGTGGCGGAATCCCGTTGGCGATCGCCGGGATTGTTGGCTCAATGCTTGGAATGGACCTTATCGGAGGAATAGGGAATACCGTTGCCGACTCTCTTGGGCTCCGCGACGTTGCAGGTGAACAGGCAGGAGCAGCAGCAGTAGATCCAGTTGATGTTGAAAAATCTAATGCAATTAGAGCAGCCTTCGCCGACACAAAGCTTACCGTTCAGGAAATAAACGGACTCCTTGACACCTTTGACGTACGATCAGACGACATTGTTGCCAACATGCTTACCGGTGACACGCTTCCTACTACCGACGAGCTGCTCGGCGGTGTTTCATCAAGGCTTTCCCTTACTGAGGAACAGACATCATCACTGCAATCAGTGCTAGCCATGGTTTCTGAAGAGATGACTCGTCAGAATCAAAGAGTTGCTAAGGGTGCCGGAGATTGGGAGGCGTATAAGAATGCAGGAAAGTCCGCGATTACTGAGCTTGCAATAAGGCTCGCCTCGATGGGCGATATTACAAGCACAGATCAGCTATTCCAGACTATTGAGATGCTTGCAAAAGAGCTTGGAATTAAGCTTACTAATGACGCGTACGGATTGTTCAACGGGACAGGCGCTGCTGCAGAAGACGCTCAAAAGAAGGTCAGTAAGCTGCAGGAGGCCGTGGACAAGCTTAGGGCATCTGTTTCAAAGTGGAGCTCAAGGCTTTCAACTAGGATCATGATGCTCTTTGACAAGAGAATGCAGGACAACCTCGAAAAGGCAAAGGAGAACCTCGACGCCACATTTGAAGTAATTTACGACGGCACAACAACAAACGTCAAGGCATTGAGGGACGAGATAGAGGCCCAAGAAAAGAAGAACAAGCTTCTCGCCATCGAAAAGAGGATTAGAGAGGCAACAAGAAACGTTGAAATGGCTCGCCTTTCCCAGTACGACGCAAGCGTCGACCCTCTTGAGGCCGCGGCGAGGATGCGAGAGGCAGAGGAAGCAAAAACAGAAGCGCTGAAAGAGGCTGCGCTTGAGCGGAAGAAAATTGCGCTTGAGGAGGCCCTTACGTCAACACCATACCTTGACGCAGTTGATGATCTGGAGGAGCAATTTGAGGCTGTGAAGCTAAAGTTCCAGGAGGGGATGGAGGACATTCTTGCCCAACTTGAAAAGGGAAAGATTACCGGAGACGAGGCAATTGCAAAGATACAGGCACTATATGGCGAAAGCTTTGCACTTGTTGGGGACCTTGATGCCGACCTCATTGTTGACGCCGCAGACTTTGGCGACAACTTCATGGGGACATGGAACGTAATCATCGACAAGCTCAAGACAGTTGTTGACAAATTTATTAAGCAGCTTAAGAGGCTCAGAAGGGCCGTCAAGTCACTTAACGATCCAGGGACTGAGCCGGAACCTACGGAGCCTGATATTCCATTTCAAGCGCCTAACAGCGACTCTTCCCTTGGCGGAAGAGCGTACGACAACTGGAGGGGCCACGGAGTTCAGATCACAGACCAGATCAAGGGCGAAGCTGCCAATATGGACGCCGCAAGCGATGCACTGATAAAGCAGGCAGTAAAAACTAGGTACATCGCAATGCGGAAAGAGCTTGGAAGAATGTTGTCCCTTGGCGCTCCTGCTGGTGCGAACCCGTATAACTGGGGTGTAATAATGTCCAACGCGCTTAGCCAGTTCTCCTTTAACCCATTGGGTAAAATGGGACAGGCGTACAATATGGCGTCAAACATGAGCACTAAGTCAAAAGACGTAGAAGCATTTTTCAAGGTAGCACACATAGCATTGGTAAAGGGACTTGGTTCATATGCGGGAAACATACCAAAGATGGCAAGCGGCGGGACAATCATGGGTCCTGGAATGTTCTCGGTCGGAGAGGCGGGAAGAGAAACCCTGCAGGTTGTTCCTGGCGGCGTCGCACGCGTATTCCCAAGAAGAATACGACCTATCAGCGGGATCGGTGCTGCGGGTGGCGGTGGCGGTGGAATCAACGCAAGTGTTATAATCAACAACCCAACAGTAAGAAACGATCAGGACATCAGGAAGCTTGCCGAGGAAGTCACGAGGGCGCAGCGATCGCTGCTCAGGTCTTCAGGGGTGGGAAGGATTTAAATGGCAACGGTAAGGATATTTGCAAGGCTGAAGTACGAGGGGCAAGCCGCCGCCTTCTATGACATCAGCTCCCGCGTGGACTACGAGAATTTGACGTGGGAGAGCAACAGCGAGGGCACGAGCGCAAACTCCTCAATAAAGCTTTGGACCATTCTACCGAGCTCTTCAAGCCTAGTCTATGACTACACGGGAGCAACGTTTGCGGACAAGGTCAATGCCGCAATAGCAGACGAGTCCTTTATCATTGAGATCCCCAACAAGACCGAGGTCATCATATTTGACACTTCTACCAGCCCAGACACGGTTTTATTCTCAGGCGTTGTCACAAGGGTGTCCACGGCAAGGCAGGGTGGTTCGGTAACTCAGGATATCGAGTGCGCTGACAACACCGTAATGCTGGAAGAGCACATCATTGCCGACTATTACGCGCCGCGAGACTCCAGGGATATTGATCTTATTTCTGGCAGCACAAACACCACATACACTCTTATTGGTCAATTTCCGCAGATTGTTGGCCAGGTTGACGGACTCTCCGCAACGTCGCAGTCCACTGGCGGTAGCCTTTCCGATGGAACATACGAGATAAGGATTCAGGCAGAGTCAAGCACAATCCCAGGAAGGGACGGAAACACGCCGCAACTTGGACCAGTAACAAAGCCGTACACGATCACGCTCTCCGCGGGGACAGCCACGCAAAACATAAAGGTGAAATGGAAGAGCGCGTCGAAAGCAAGCGGGCATAATGTTTACATAATTAAAACAGCGGGCTCTGGATCAGAAACGACAAGTTATCTTGCAAGGTCATCAAAGTCCCTCCTTTCGCAGATAAAGATAACTTCCGCATCTAGGAGCTCAAATGCAGTAACAATCCAGACGGAAAACCCGCACGGCCTTTCTGCTGGCGACCCAATTGTAGTGACAATTCCGCAAACTCCTGGATTTTCTGTTTCAACAGAAGACGCAGTTGTCATAGAGTCTGTCCCGTCCTCAAACAAAATCACCTACAAGAACACTGGCGATAACGGGTCGGCATCGACAACCAACGCATTCCTGACATCTGGAGGGGTTGCGTATATCAAGAGCTACTCCTCAACCGGATCACCATGGGAGTTGTTTTACGGGTCACCAAGGGGATATGCGGACGGCGAGATGTTTAAGCTTGACGCCTTGACGTCAACCACCGCCAGCACTGAAACGCTTGTAGGGAACTGGTTTGACGAAGGATACTACAGAGTTGGCACTGGCGAGGACGGGATCAGGGGCCTGCTGTACCCAGTATCGCTTTTTGGTGGACTTTTTGACAAGACATGGCTTACCCAAATAGACCTTGACGTTTCATCGGAAATTGAGCCAGTAGATACCCAGTACAGATTTAGCCCATACCTCCCAGAAAGCGACACCGCAAACGCAGAGCAGTTTGGCGGAAGAACGCTAAGAAACGCACTGGACTATATATCTGAGAAGACTGGAGCGGAATACTGGATAGACAGGGGTCAACTAGACGGGGCTGGCGCCTACTCCTGCAAGCTCCACTACAGGGCGAAGACCCCAAAGGAGTTGGTTGTCAATGGTCTTTATGATGGAAACCTTGATGGCTGGACATCTAGTTCAGGATTTACCCTTCAATCCTCATCGAGCGGACCGTACGGCGCAGGTTACAGCGTTATGTCTAGTACGGCCAGCACAGCAATCGAGACAAGCGCAGCCAGCAGGGTAACGACCTCCCCTGGGCTTAAGTACTTCATTTCTGTTCGTGGGCATGTTGGCGCGCATCAAGGCAGGTGGGGTGCGCATGTTGATTGGTACAACACTGCGGGAGGGGTCATCAGCTCAACCAGCATTGGAAGCCTCACTGGTGAGTCGGTCTATGCCTGGGAAAGAATATGGAAAATAGTTGAGGCCCCGGCAAACGCCGTAAACTTTGGACTCCGGGGGTCCTGCACGGATCAGCAGAGCGGAAGCGCATCCTTCACCGACTGGAGCGCAACCCAGATAACCGGTTTAATGGGATATGGGGATTTTGAGGACTCTGTTTCATACTCCGTACCAATTTACGAGATGGAAGTTCCAACGAGCCCTGTAGAGTCTGGTGCATCGGTAAACAGGCTTCATCTTTATGCTGTATTCAGGACCAAGGACGAAAACGGCAACAAGGTAGCTCTCACCGACCAGAGCGGGAATCCCGTTCAGTATGTCGACTACGATTTCGTTCCAGGCATATGGGCCACTAATGGAAAGATAGTAGAGGCGGCAATTACTGACGAGCGAGTGGAGACACTCGAGGATGCGGAGCTTTCTGCGGAAGGATTCTGGAAGGAGAACGGCCTCCCGATAGAGTCCTACACATTCGAAATGCGACCGTCAAGCGCCAACGGGACAGCGTATCCAGTTCCTGAGGTCGGCGACGTTATCCCGTTCCTCTGGACGCTTCTCGGGGTTGCGAAGCCGCTGATCGTTAAGGCGGTCCAGGCAAGAATGATGGGAATGGACGTTGTTTATACAATTACTGTTGGTGGTGACATCAGGCTGCAAAGAAGTGCGTTTATCAGGCTAAGCGAAAAGATCAAGGAGCTTGACCAGGTAAACCCAATTCCGCCAAGGCCCGAGACTCCGTCTAGTATTTCCGTTTCCGCAAATGACAAATCGGTATCCCTCGCCTGGACATTCGACCAAGACGTTGAGGTCAACAAAAACCTTGCGTCTTTCGAGGTCCAGAGGCAGGACGCAATATACAAGGACATCTCAAGTGTATCCAGGTCCGGAAGCACAGTAACAGTCAACACCTCTGACTCCCATGGTCTTGTTGCAAACGATGTTGTAAGGATAGAAATTGAAACCATAGACGAAACCTTACTTACGTTAAACGGTCAGTGGCTTGTTAGCCAGACATACACAAACAGCTTTGAGTATGTTTGCCTTGAGAGCGGCACAGTAGAGGAATCCGAAGTAGACGGACTTGCCTATTACGCCTTCAACGACTTTAGAACAATTCAAAATACAAATGCCACATATGTGAACGACTCTGGATTGATACCTGCTCTTGGGTATAGGTACAGGGTTCGCGCCATATCAACCAACGGAACTTTTAGCGGATACTCGGAAGCAACCGCGCCAATTTCTCCTAATACAGTATCACCCGAGCTTCAGGACGGTTCTGTTTCAATAGAAAAACTTGAGTCAAGCCTTAGACCGTTGCAAATCATTAGCGGCCTCAATCTGCCAGATATAGAAAATATTGCATCCCTAAGATCTATTTACCCTGAGGGAATGATTGTTTACCACCTCGGCGGGACACCACCAGGACTGAGGAAGGTCGCTGTCGGGGGCACTTCATGGGAAAACGCAATTAATACCGCAGACATTGTTCTTAATTCAATTACCAGCGGATTGATATCCTCTGCGGGAATTGACGCTGGTGTCATAAAGTCTGGAAAGATAACTATCGACTCAAGGTGGGGCGCAACCCTCGGTACAACAACCGCTGTCTACAAGCATAAGTCCGGTACTGCCGCAACATTGTGGACCGGAACTACGGCCGGGGTTGCGGCAGGGAACCTGGCAATCATTGCTGGGGTCGGCGCAGGCTTCGACGGATCAAGGACCATTTCAGCGATAGATGTCCCCACGTCCAGGAAGGTGAAAAACGGCACCACGGGCGCTCTAAGTCTTGAAAACAAGCACGGGATCTCGCCTGGAGATCTCCTTACGATAGCAGGCGTAGACGCGTCAATGAATCTTACTGGTGTTCCTGTTTCACATACAGACGAGTGGATTACCCATAAAACAAAGTGGGGAAGCCTCTCCTCCCTTAGATCGCTTCAGTGGCACCCGTTCGCATCAGGAGACCTAGTTACGGTACTAAATTCGGACGTTGATGCAAATGTTACAGACGTAGCAATCTCAAGCATTAGCAGCGCGATATCGCTAAAGGCACAAGGAGTTCCTGCTGCGGGCGGAACAGATCTTTCCCCGACGGCGGGAACGGATACATACGGAACCCTTGTATCGACAGCGCCCCACTCGATTCTTCCAGGGGATATTGTAAATGTCTCAAACACATCGACCATGGATGGATCGTCTCGGGTTGCTTACGATTACGGCTCTGAGATTGAGTCTTTTGCAAGGGTTGGCAATGTCGCAACGGTAAGAACAAAGAGATATCACGGTATTTCCGCAGCGGAATCGATAAAGGTTTCCGGTCTCGGGGTGGCATTAAATTCTGGAACAACGGCAACAAGAACCAACCTTGAGGTTATAAGGACTCAGTCATATACGGTCTCAACAGCAACACCAGCAGCACCGAGCGTTCAGGCGGCAAACATATCGGCAAACACGTCAGGCTCGGTAATGACAGTATCGATGCCTCAGGCATCATTGGCCATAGGTGACCTGGTAGCGGTTACTGTTGGTTCGGATACGGCAACAAGCATAACCAATGGAGTAGCATTTGTAGGATCTGTTTCAACAAATTTTGCTGGCTCTACTACCGGAACGGCCAGCCTTCCCGTGACAGCCAAGGGCGACGTAGTTCTTGTATACGCAGCGTCAGACGGCTCCCTGCCGTCAACGTCTTCTGCTGGGTGGACTGAGCTTCAATCAATGACGAATGGTAGCCACTATGCGAAGTTGTGGGCAAAAACTATGGGCGACACTCCAGACACGTCACTTGCTGTTACCGGTATCTCCACAGCAAGCGCTTCAATCGCTCGGGCATACAGAAACTGCACAGTTCAAACAAGTGCTCAGCAGCTTGCGTCAACTGGCATGCCGGACTCTCCTTCGGTTTCGGTTTCCATTGAAAATTCAGCGGTTGTTGCGTTTGGAAGCCTTGATGACGATGGAATCTCTTCATCCGCCCCCACTGGCTTTGCAAACTATTTAGGAATCCAGTCAAGTTTGCCGGGAACCACCGTGGTCAATGTATACTCTGCAGACAGCCTGGTAAACCCTGTGGGCGCCTTGAATCCAGCCATTTGGCCGGGAACGGGCACCGACGACAACGCCGCCGCTACTGTACTTTTGGCGCCACTATCTAGCTGGCAGCGTATTGCAACTCTTCCAACAGATCCCGGGGCAGCAATTTTTGTTTACCCAGTAGCATCGCTTCCAGTTCCAGACCTTGTGGTTTCAGGGTTTACCGCTCTGGCAACTGCTGCAGTTGGAATGATATTTAGACCGGCATCGGGGAGGACGATAGCCTACACGACCCCAGCAACAACTGACTCATTGACGACAAACGGAGACCCTAATCCCCCTGCGACAACAACACCGATAGCAAATTCCATGGTGGTTGCAGCCATCGCGCAGGATGATACCCCTCAGACATACACCGCTCCAGCTGGATACTCAAATCTTAGGCAGGCCTCATCTGGTACTGGGACCTCAAGCGTCAGCGTTGCAATGGCGACCAAGATTGTTGTTGGGTCTGGAGTTTCCGAGGACCCAGGGGTATTTGACGGTGTGACGAACGAAACATACGGAGCGTTTACGTTTGCCGTATACGACAACAGCACTGAGAAGAGATATGGGATAATTTCCACCGCCCAGCCGAACGGATTTATCCCCGGCGACTTCGTGGAAATTGCAGCAACCAGCGCCACCTACAACGGTTCAAGAAAGGTATTGTCAAACCAGGTTTCAGTAACATCGTACTCGGTAACCAGTAACGTTGTCACCTGCGTGACCGACAAGCCGCACGGATTTATTAACGACGACACCGTTTCAGTTTCCGGGCTTGGCGCACCATATGACGGCTTTTTCCTTGCAACATCTATTGCTACGACAGGAAATCCACTTACATTCAGCTACTCCCTGACAACCGCAAATGTTGCGAGCAAACCCTCCTCGGGCACGGCGACAAACGGAAAAATGTTTACCGTTGCACTAGCTTCTGGGGCAAATACTTCGATCGTCACGACTACGGGAACCGCGACAAATAGATCAACTGTTACCTATGGTATGACAGTTTCAGGTGGAACCGCAGGATCTCCTGTCACGCTTGTTCCAATTGGCACCATAGTTTCTGGTGCCAAAATAGACAATGGGAAGACTATTGTAATATCTGGATTGACTGCAGCGAATCAGGCTCTTGCCTCTGCTGGCGCTGGCGCTGATGCAAACAACTACAGGACAATCAACTACACGCATCCGTCGTCTACCTCAACTCCATACTCGCTCGTTCAGCTCACAAGCTCGACCAACGCAGATGGCTATGGAAACGCAACTACGGGCAAGACAATCAGGATTGCAGGCATTTCATCTGGGGATATTTCACCCCAAAGTGACACAAACGGTACGGTGGCAAACGGGAAGGTCATAAGATTTACTGGCGGAAGCGGAAATGTGGCATTTGCGCAGGTTACGCCTGCCGGATCAATCGAGACGAAGTCAGACACTAATGCCATACAGTCACCGAACTTTACCGTTGACTTTAATGGAAATGTTACTGCTTCAAGCATAGATATCACGGGTGGCGCATTTACCGGCGGTTCAATAGATCTTGGAAACGGAACGTTTACTGTTGACAACAGTGGTTCCGTTTCAGCAAGCGACATATCTATTACTGATGGGTTCATAAACCTTGGCGGAGAGTTTGTTGCCTATACCACCGGAGAGGTTCAGGCCACAAACATGAACATTACCGGTGGCGGGATAAACATCGGGAGCGGAAAATTTGTCGTCAACGGATCGGGTGAAATGACCGCAGTTGGGCCAATTCTTGATAATCTGGTAATTAACCCGGACGGAGAGCCAGCGCTTCTAGTTTCAGCAAACGCTGCCGAGGGGGACTTTGCGGTTCCTACCAACAATAGGATCGACCTTGGGCATTGGGCTGCGGGTAGTCCGGGGACGTTTACGCCAAGATTGAGAGTTAACAGCTCGGGAAACACGCAGGCAAGCGGGTCAATTACTGGAGGTCAAACACTAACCGCTTCGGATATTAACTACAAGCACAGCATAGAGGAGTACTCGATAGACCCTTCGTCAATCGATAAGATAAATTTGTATTCTTTTGAATGGAACAATCAGAAGATCAAGGATGATGGTTACATTGGCGGGGGCGATGGCAGGGTTATTGGTGTTATCGCCCAGGAGATTGAAGAGCATCTACCAGTTGCGTTTTCTCCGGCAGACAGTGATTCAATGGCCACCGTAAGCACTCAGCACCTTATCTACGCACTGATCGAGACATCAAAAGACCTTAGGGCTAGGCTTGAGCGTGCAGAAAAGAAAATAGCAGAACTAGAAGGCTAGAAACAGCTTGCTGTGAACTGTATACTAACATTGCTCCAGACGGGGCTATAGTTAGGGGGTTTCATGAAGTTCAAGGTAAAGTCTCAGCTTGACCACGAGGAAAAGGGCGGAATTCTTGACGACTGCGGGCCATCAAGTGTAGCCGCCGCTGTTTCCTGGGTTTTTCAGTACGAAGCGGGCAAGGATTTCTCTGCAGCGCAGGGCATCGCCGCCAAGGAAAAGGCAACCGGGCACAAGGATAAGCAAGGGGTCTCAGACAACGGATCTTCCCTTGGAGACCTCATGAAGGCCGCCAGGGTGCTTGGTGCTAATGCCCGCTTTGCAAAGGACTGGTCTGATGTTGTGAAGAGCTGCGAGAATGGCGCCGCTCTGATTGTTTGGGTTCAGCAGCCAATCGGATATCCCAAGGAGTTAGAGGTTAGCGCCTGGCACGCAGGCTGGGCATCTTACTGGTCCAAGAAGGACAAGACGCACATCACTCAGGGATATGGTCACATGACCGCCGCCGCATGGGATGCGGTTGAGGGGTGGCAGTGGGCCTGTCCAACGCGATCAGGCAAGGGCAAGGAGCAGTTCGGCGTCAAGGTTACAGAGGCCCAGCTGAAGGCAATTGCCGACTCAAAGCGTGCCTCCGGCGAGCACAATGCCCCTCCGTTCCAGCACGTCATCATCATAGAGAAGAAGTAGAGAGGATTTTGAATAATGATTAAGAACGCAGTTCTTTGGCTTGTGAACAACACTGGTATTGACGAGATGCTTTTGGAGGCCGCAAGAGCCTTCCTTGCCGTCTCAATCGCGGTTGCCCTTGGGTTGGGCGTGCCGCTTCTTGATATCTCTGACGGGGACTTCCGAATGGTTATGTCGGCCGGTCTTGCTGCGTGCCTCCAGGTAATCGTGCGAGCCCTCAACCCGGAGGACGCAAAGTTTGGCGTCGGCAAGGCAAAGGCCTTTAAGGCGGAGCAGAATTCCACCTCCCACATCTCAGGGTCGGCGATCGACACCGATGGTGACGGGATCGCGGACGAGCTTGCTGGTAGCCTGGCGAACGAAGCGTATGAAGACGACGCATCACAGAAGTAATCTGCTATACTCAGAAAACGGTCAATTGACCGAGTTTTTGAGAAGGGGTATAAAGAATGTCAGGAAAGAAGATCGCAAAGAAGCCAGTAGCAAAGAAGCCTGCTGCGAAGCCGAAGCCTGCTGCAAAGCCTGCCAAGAAGGCTCCCGCGAAAAAGAATGCGGTAGCTAAGGGCGGCGGGATTCTAGGCAAGATTTTCGGTAAGTAATACGAGGGGGCCCGAGACCCCTCCCACAAGAGGCCCTGGTGTCGCCCCACCAGGGCCTCTTTATTTCCACCAACACATCCGTGTATGTATGTGGACAACTATTCGCGTAGGTGTTATGCTTACACTGCAGGGAACGTCCTGCCGAATAGACAAGGAGAAGATATGTCCGTAGACGAGATCTTGGACGAAATGAGGAGCAGCTTCGTTAAGAAGGGGCCTCAGTGCAGCGTTGGGCTGATCTTCACGTCGCTCGGTGGCGATGAACGGGAGGCTTTGGAAAAGGCGCTGTTGGACTCAACCATTGAGCTTGTTGCCGTCTCTAGATGGCTGCTCAAGAACGGGCATGACGCCAAGCCGCATACGCTTGGGCGCCATCGCCGAAAGGAATGTCGGTGCGATCAATGGCTAACCCGCTAGACGACATAAAGGCGGTTCAGAGCGAACTGCAGGCTGAAAGAAAGCCAAAGCGTCAACACGCAGAGGGCTGGGAGCCAGGGGTGTCGTGGAATGGCAACGAGGGAACAGTCACGACAAATGGCATGCCCGCAGAGAATGCACCAGACTGGGACACCGTTCTTCGCGTGTGGGGCCTAGACCCTGCAGGCTTTGAGGTTGTAGAGCCGGTCCTCTTTAACGTCTGGGGTGACACTCTTGGGGTGTTAAACCGCCAGTGGAAGGGCAAGGTTGTCCGCAAGACTGCCGAGATGGGCGCTGATGTTCAGGACATTATTGAAGAGATAAGGAAGCACAAGTTTGCCCGTCCAGTCGTCTCGGAGAATGGCTCCGCTCTTGTGGTTGCCATATCCGACCTCCAGCTTGGCAAGGGGGAGAACGGCGGAAGCCTAAAGATCGCAGGGAGATTCCTTGCCGGGATCAACGAGGTAGAGGCGAGATGGAAGGAGCTGAGGAAGCTTGGCGCACCTCTATCGAAACTCATCGTTGTTGGCCTCGGGGACATTATTGAAAACTGTGACGGCCACTACGACATGCAGGCATTCCAGGCGGACCTAGACCGAAGGGAGCAGGTAACTGTTGCAAGGCGCCTTATTACTAAGGCGCTGACCCAGTGGTCAAAGTTTGCCCCAGAGGTCCTTGTTGCCTGCGTTCCTGGCAACCACGGGGAAAACAGGAAGAACGGCAAGGCGTTCACGACGTTCGGCGACAACGATGACGTGGCAGTATTTGAGCAGGTCGCCGAGATACTTGCAGCAAACCCAGAGGCATATGGGCACGTAAAGTTCATTATCCCAAAGAACGATCTCACCGTCACGCTGGACGTGTACGGGACGATCATTGCCCTCGCCCACGGCCATCAGGCGCGTAGGGGCGGCGGAAACGCGACTGGGAAGATTGAGAACTGGTGGGCACGACAGGCGCTTGGGATGCAGCCGATATCGGACGCAACCCTGCTCCTTACGGGGCACTACCATCATCTTGCCCTTGCAACGCACGGAGCGAGAACGCACATACAGGCGCCAAGCCTTGATGGCGGATCTCAGTGGTACAAGGAAGTTGCTGGCGTTGACGCGCCCACTGGAATGCTGACGCTAGTCGTTGGCAATTTTGGGTGGGATGACCTAAAAGTTCTTAGGTGCAGGATCGATTAACGCTCAAGCCTCTCTGCCCTAAGAAGCAGGTGATGACGAATGGCCTCGAAGTCCAGTCCAATGACTCGGAACTCGAGGCCATTTGTTTCCAGCCTGTCGTTGACTTTTGGCTTTTCTCTTCCCTCAAGATAGGGAGTCCAAAACCTATACACCTGTCGCGAGGTCGGTCCGGTTGCGGTTGCGTTATCTCGGCTGCCATCCTCACGGAGCGACTGGTAGTGGCAGTTCTTGACCCATATGATCTCGTCAGTGGTAATCGGCGTACCGTCTGCCGCCTGGCTGGCAGTCCCCTTCCTCTTCAGCGTGACCCGAGCCATGGCTCCTGGGATCATCTGAGGGATACCGAGATGTATTGGTCAAGGATTGCGGCTGCAGTTGGCGGTATTGCCAAGGCCGAGTAGCGACCGCCGACCACCTGGGGCAGTCTCTCCATGGTCGTGTCGCCCACGGTAAGCTTGGTAAGAAGCCCCATGCCGGTCTGATAGAGGGAATCTCTAGCGGCAAGGTCAATTGCAATCATTGCTGTCGCGTCCTTTATCTCGTGAGGAGGCTTCTTGTATCCGTGCTTGTAGGTAATTCTCGCAACTGGTTGGATTAGGCCGAGGGCAACAATTGCGGGGAAAAGAGAATAGGTCACGTTTGCAAGACTGGTGACCTCAATGTAGTTCTGCGATGTGTTGATAAATAGGTCGCTTAGGTTAAACGTGGCCTTCTGCTGATTGCTTACAAAAACCTCAACCGAGTCGATGCTGATGATTGGGTTGTTGTATGGGTATACCCTTCTTGAGTTCTGGTTCCAGCTGTGTTGCTCCGTGGACTCCTTGTATTGAAATGTTATTCCGCAGTAGCTGTCAACCATCGAGGAGGCGACGGCTATCAGGCGCTCAAGGCGATTGTCAGTCGACTCGCTTCCGTCAGGAAGGGATATAGCCCCAAGCTCATAATCCCTGAACTCTGAGACGGTTAGATACCCAAGCTCTTTGCCCTGGAAGGCTGTGGACCATGCGCTGCTCGCCGATGAGCTAAATAGGCGATATGCATACCAGTACCCAACGGGGGCGGAGGTGTCGTTGTAGTGGTATATGCCGACGTAGGGGTCAATTGCAGCCGTGCTTCCGAGATTTGAAAAGGTTCCAGTTTGAGCGTTTGCGTCTGCCTCGTTTGCTGCCCTGCCAATCTGAATATGGGTGTAGGAGGCTGCCGAAGAGGCTGGGTCGCTGAGGTTGACGGTGACTTTTATCATGTTCACATCCTAAAGCAATGGGGCCCGCAAATCACCTAAATTAGGTCCTGCGAGCCCCATTACAGCTACTGAGTTTGATTACTCGGACTTGCCGAAGACCTTCTCCAGTTCAGCCTTTTGCGCTGCGGTGAGCTCGTCTGGCTTTGGCGAAGGGGCGTCGGCTTCAACCGTGCAGCCCTGTGCTACTGCCTGAACGAGGTACTTCGCCTTAATGTTGGCAACGCTGAGGTGGAATCTAGCAAAGGTCCCGTCCCCAAAAACGATTGAGGAAAGACCGTCATTAGTTCTTACCTTGACAATCTGGTCGTCGGCAACTGCCGCCTTTGCCGCCGTAACGGCCTTCTTGGCAACTGCAGATGAATCTACTACAGGAGCTTCCTTCTTATCTTCAAACATTTGATGCTCCCTCTAGCCTCTTGGGCCCCAGGTTTCCCTGGGGCCCATTTGGCACTTACTATTAGGCTGTTACGCGAATCTTTGACTGGAACTGAGGTGCCTTGTTGGCAAACCCGAACATCACATACATGATGTAGAGGCGCGTAAGGGCACCGTTCACGCCGATTGGAATCTCGAGGGTCGTGATTGAGTCAGAGCCAAGATATGGCATTGACCAACCGGCCTCGTCTACCACGTACATATCGCGGTAGCTGGTTCCGGAGATTGCGTATCCACCGATGGCATCACCAGGAACGGCAAGGATTGGCAAGTTGCCAGCTGCCGTAACTACTGAACCGAAGGTTGCGCCAGCAGCCTGATCCGTCTGCGAAGGTGCATTGTAACGAACGAGGTTTGTAAGCTCGTTCACAAGACCAGCGTAGTCGGTTGGGGTGCAGACGATGGCCGACGGAGCGCCACCGTTGTCCAGAACGCCAGCAACTGCGGTGTTGATGGTGGACAGGTATGAAGCCGTCCCCTTGCCAACAATGCCGTTACCAGCAGCTGCAGCGGACCCGAGCAGCTTGCGAAGCCCGTCAAACGAGTTGGCATCATAAGCACCAAGCTCGGTTGTTGAGGTAGCACCTGTCGTAACCGTTGCGTTGCCCTGGAACAGGGTCTTCTGAAGCTTGTGGGCAATGCCGGTCACGCCGCTGCCAAGCTCCTGCGAAAGGCCATTGAACGGCGAGCCGCCCTGACCAAGCGCGAACTGATTCTTGAGCGTGATACCACGGCGTGTCGCAAGAACGGCCACGTTGGTCGTCTGGCGTGAATACGTCGCGTTATCGTCGGTCACAGTGCCAGTTTCAGTCTGGAAGACTGCGTCACCGTAAGCCGTCTGCTGGTTGAACGCGTGCACGAGGCCGTTTGCAGGCTCCTTGCGGATGCGCTCAAAGAATGGGAACTTCTTCACGAACAGGCTGTAAAGGATTGGCTCGAGGTCCTGGCGGATAAGCGCCGAACCGCTGCTGCTGTCAAGTGCCTTTGCAATCTGTGGGTTTGACATCGCAAGCTGGTTAAGCACGGCCGAATCGGCCTGCTTGCCTGCCTGTGTCGAAGCCTGAACATCAAGCATCTCGTTGAGTTCAGTTGCCGAAAGCTTTGAGAACTTCTTGCGAAGCTCGCGCTGAACGGCATATGCCTCGGCTGGGTCAAACGATGACTTCTTATCTACATCGATGTCTCGACCGATGTGGCCGTCGTTAAGGGAGTTTAGACCCTTCTCGACGTCCTGTAGCTTCTCTCGTATCTCAGACATTTTCTACTCCTCGTCTTGCGCCTCAAGGACGCGCTGTACATATGGGCTTAGCCACGGAGCAAACTCCGGTGACTTTACACGAACTTCCTGCGGACGGTCATAAGACTTTCTGCCGACCCCAAGAGCGCTGATGCGCTCAATGAGTTCGAGCGCCTTCGAAAGATCCTCTTCGACCTTGGCCTTCGCCTCAGCAAGTTCGGTCACGCGCACAGAAATGGCAGCGACCTCCTCGTGAGCAGCATTGGCTGCATCGAGAGCGGACTTTGCGATCGACTTGACTTCGTCAATAGACGAAACCTCGTCAGCCTCGACATTCTCCGCCGCCGGGGCCTCCTCAACGGGGGCCTCGACAACAACTTCCGCCTCTGCCGTTTCCGGCTGTACGGATGATTCATTTTCGCCGTCTGCAGACTTTTCAGCCTCGACTAGCGTGGCGCCAAGCGCCTCAAGGGCCTCAACCACAGGGTCCTTCTCGGACTCTTCGGCCTCGGCATCCTCTTCTACGTTAACGGCTGGCTCAGTATCCTCTGGGCTGGCTGAGGCCTTAACCTCTTCCTTCTCCTCGGCCTGATCAACTTCAGCAACTGGCTCCATTGCTGGGGCCTGCTGCCTCTCGTCTCCATCCGTGCTGACCGTAACGGTCACGCGAGTCTTCTTCTCTTCGATTTCCATTGAACTCTCCTGTTCATTCTTCTTGCTTGACGTAAATCCATTGGACACAACGCCGGAGGATGACGCCTCTTCCGTTGCTGTATCTTCGACGTCAATGCCACCAGCACCAGTATCAGTCTCGACTTCGGCGAGCGAAGATCGAATCTGCCATGACCATTTCTGGTGCATGTCCTGGCGTTCAGCAAGGAAATTTGCAATCCCCTGCTGATTTTGTCTGGTAGCAACGTCAAATGCGGAGAGAATCCGCTTGATAAGGGCCTCGTTTGCGGAATAGACCGAAGAAGCCAAGCTTTCTGGGTCGTAGTCATCCGCAATTGGCTGTGGCGAGGACATGAGGGCAAGCTCTCTTATCTCTGCAGGGGCAGGGACGTTAAGCTTTCTAATGTTCTCGGCGAGCGGATCTAGCGAGCCGTAGACATCCTCGTAGATCTCGCCAAAAAGCTCATGATACTGAGCAAAGGCTGGCCCAACAACGTTCCAATGCGCTCCGTGGGCCTTCACATAGAGGGCCGCAGAGTCGGCAAGCACGCCAGCAAGGGCTCCGGCAAGGGCAATGTTTTCCGGTGACGTCTCGCCCTCAATCTCAAGAGACTTGATCGAATCAATAATCTCCCTGGCCTTTGCAAACTTATTGTTGATCTCTTCGTAGTCTTCACCAGACTCGATGCTGTCGAGGTTTACACCTGCAGCCTTGATGCTCTTAATTGCATTGTGCAAGTAGGATCTCTGGTTCGCCGGAATCCCTACAACGCTTGCCTCCATGAGGCGAACCTTCTCGATAACAATGGACTCAGGCTGGCTGTCCGTAGCCGCCTTGCGGCTTGCCTTCTCGACTCGTGCGCCAATGGATAGTCCGAGCTTGACGCCGCGCTTGATTGCGCGATATGCGCGAAGTGCCTCTGGGTTTTCGTCCTCGTTTACGACACGAATGTTGACGTCCAGGTCATAAACCTCTTGCCCAGTCTCGGAGTCAAATCGCTTGACAATCTGAGCGTCCATTGCGGATCCAAAAAGATCTTCTGGAACGTTGTAGTTGTGATTAAGAAACACAGTCATATTCTGTCTTGCCGTATCGGCCATTGACTTCAACGCGTTCAGGGACATCTCATCTCCGTGAAGGTCCCTGATCGTGGAGGAGGTGGTCCCAGTGACAAATCGCTCGCCACCCTCATTTTCGTAGGCCTTCAAGGCATTGGTGTAAATCTTGAATTCCAAAATCAGATCCCCCGGCTACTGCGATTTGTTGGACAGGCAGACCGGCCAGGCAGGCCGATAAACACCTGTGTCAGTAGATAGTCCCGTATAAGCACCATCAGATAATCCCCCCTGGCTGCCATGTTTTCAAGGCTATTGATTCCTACGCATAATAATACACTAGTTTTCACACAAAATGCAGAGTTGTGTGTATACTGTCATCATGTGTGATGGGACGGCAGTCAAATGCCATTTGTGTCTAGAGCTGAATGAGGCCGAAACCGGCCTGATTGAGATTGTCCTTGCCATCCGAAAAATACAGAAAACCCTTGCCCCAATTATGCGAAGATACGAGGAGATACACCGGGCCCACCCAAGGTGTGCGATGTGCACCATCATGGTTGGGCCTGAGCATATGGAGGCCGATCTGGTCCCAGAGCCGATGGTTCCGAGGGCCAAGGGCCAGAAGCGGTATGCCGTATGCAACGACTGCCACAAGATCCTCTCTAGGCTTAAGAGGAGCGTCCCCCAGCAGATCAAGTATCAGCGCCACGTAGAAGAAGAATTGGTCAGGGTGGCGGATGAGGATGATAAGGTTTATGATGGTTTCTGGAAAAAGTTCCGCGAAGAGAATCCGACAGATCCATCGGCCGTCGGTAAGTTAATGGGAAACCTGGACTCTGTTGCGGAGATCATGTCTGAAGACTATGCTGAAGAGGTCGATGAGGATGCTTGAAGTTAGCGAAAGCGTCGAGATGCAATTTGAGGACGGTAGATACGTTGTGCCAAAGTGGTGGTCCCGTCTTCCCTCATTTCGTGGCATTGGGATGGTTGATGGGATTCGTATGATACCATTCAACTATACAGATGCCAGGGGCATTGTGAATAAAGACTTGGATCAAACAGCAATTACTAACGCTATTAGATCATGGAGAACAAGAAAGCCGAAGGAGCAAAACCCGTGGTGATGATGCCCTGGGAGCGCGTAAGTCGCTCCACAGCAAATGTTCAGGCTGAAGCAGATGTTCAGGCAATAAAGGATGCAATTCTGATTCCTAACTATGACGCGCAGCCTTATGCGCGCGGGGCGGGGCAAAGTACGGTTCAGAAAAGATCAGTCAATATGCTGCGCAAGTGGTCGCGTAACAATCCGTGGATTCGCTCTGCGATAAATCTTCGTAGGCAGCAGATCAGCCGGGCGCGATGGGATATTGTCACGATTGATGGCGAAAGCCAGGCAAACGTGGAAATTGTGCACAAGATTAAGCACTTGCTTCGTGATCCAAACACAAGAATGGATTCATGGCGCTCATTCATCGAGCCCGTTGTCGAGGACATACTTGTTCTTGACCAGGGGTGCATTGAGAAGGAGCTGACCGTTGGGGCGCGTGCCGGAAGGAGCACCGACCCGATTAAGAATCTTTGGCCAAAAGATGGTTCAAGAATTGCGTTTGACCCAGCATGGGACGGATCAAACCTTAAGAAGCCAAGGTACTTTGAGTACGACGATACCGGCAAGGTCGTTGCTGACTACAAGAACGAAGAGATGGTGGTGATTGTTGCCAACAAGGTGACGTATTCTCCACTCGGGCTTTCCCCGCTCGAGGTTCTAGCGGAAACCATTGAGGCAGATCTTCGCGCGGCGAAGTACAACAACAACATTGTTGAACAGGCGACTCCCCCTGGCATTATTGATCTTGGCGAGGGCGTGCGCCCAGACCAGGTAGATGCCTTCAAGTCATACTGGGAAGGCGAGATTGCAGGCAAGAGCCAGACCGCCATCACGGGCGGGGGCAAGGGTGTCAAGTGGATACCAATGGCCCAATCGAATCGCGACATGCAATTCATGGAGTGGCAGATCTATCTCGCGAGAAAGATCTGTGCAGTCTTCGGCGTTCAGCCGCAAGACATCGGACTCAACTTTGATGTAAACAAGAGTACGTCTGAGTACGGGGCAGCGTTCACTGCCGATAACGGGATCGCACCGCTGTGCGAGCTGATCGCGGACTATATTACCCGCGAGATCGTCTGGCTGTATGACAGAAACCTAAGATTTGTTTACACCGACGTTGGCAGGGAATCTGCCCAGGCAGTCGCCGACTACTACAAGGCCGCACTTGCAGGTCTTCCGTGGCTGCGGCTCAACGATGCCCTTAAGGAGCGAGGACAGGATGCCGTTGGCGACCTTGGCAATGAGATCTGGCTTCCGAGCCCGCTTGGGTACATGCCACTCAGGTACTACGAGCTTTACCTCAAGGGCAAGGTTGGCGACCCCGACCAACCGGCACCACCAACCGTTCCAGACGCTCCTGAGGGTGCAGTGGACGATTCTCCAGGCGCGCCGAAGCCGCCGAGCAAGCCGGACCAAGGCAAGGATCAGCTAGATTCAAAGCCAAATCCCGACATGAACGCGCGCCAGCAATCCGGCAAGAAGTCTGCTGTGATTATTGAGTCAGACAATGTCCTGGACGAGAACTGCCCCGCCCACATAATTGATGAGCTTGACATGTACATCGAGGCAGGGGTGGAAATCATTGCAATCACACGCTCAAAGGAAAGCCCTGATCTGATTAAGGATCTTCTTGGGGATTTCGGAATACCTGTCGCAGATGTAATTCGCAACACGTTCCCGGACGACGCCGCCCTCCACTTTAAGAGATACGAGTCTCAGAAGGTTGAAAGAGACGGCTACAATGTGGTCGCATTCTACGATACTGACGAACAGGCGGCGCGCGCGTACTCTTCGTCTCATCCAACAGCGAAGAACATTGCCGAGGTTGAAATCGAGAACGCCGACGGGATAAACCTCGATGTTCCTTCTGGCGTGAAGTCTGAGGCCCAGAAGGGTCTCGACTGGAGAAGAGAGTTTGGTCGTGGCGGTATTGGCCCAGGCCAGCAAACCGCACGAATGCTCGTTGGCAACAAGATGACAGTTGCTCGCGTCAGAAAGATGCGTTCGTATCTTGCCCGTCACGAGGTTGACAAGAAGGGTGAAGGCTGGGCACCAGGGCAAAAGGGTTTCCCTTCTGCTGGAAGAATCGCCTGGGCTCTCTGGGGTGGAGATGCTGGCAAGGCATGGTCAAACAAGGTAATGCGATCAGTAGAATCCCGCGAAGCGAATGGCTGATAAGTTTTATCATCAGCAGCCCTGCTTCTGCATGCCATGCCGAGTTCTGAAGGATTCCGGAGAGGCACCAAGGCCAAAGTTAATTGACGTGGACAAGGAGCCAGTCATTAAGAAAAGCCGTGGGCGAAAGAAGTCCTAATGGGTCATCGAGATCCGGTTACGCCCGTAATGAGAAAAGCCGTCTTGGCCAGGGACAAAGGGTGCGTTGGGCCAAGGATTGGCATGCACGACCAGTGCGGAAGCCAGTTTGGTCCTGGTACAGGCATCGTCCTGGAGATGGATCACGTTTTCAGCTATGGTATGGGGAGGCGAGGGCCATCAGAGGAATGGAACCTGGTGACCCTTTGCGGCTGGCATCACCGGATTAAAACGGAGTCCTCTCGCAAATGGCGTGAGGCTATATACGAATATTTGGAGGGCTTTGCATATGATCGAGGAGAATACGTCCCCTAGCGGATATTGTCACAGCAAGGTATGTCCCGCACGAAAGTGGGGCCTCACCCGGAAGGGACTCGGACCCCTCGTAAAGAAAGGCAACGACAAGTACCACCTGTCATGCCTCCCCGAACGCGCCTTGACAAGAGGTGATACAATCAAGTAAGGTCATACTCGAAGGAGGGAAGATGGCTGAAAAGGGGATCTGGTGGAGATCCTGCTACGCATGTAGCGGGAAACTCTATGAGCTCACAACTGGAATGCTGTTTTGCTCAAATGAGCACTGCATGCGTGGCGGCAGAGTGATGAGCTTTGATGAGACCATCGATAAGGCGGGATCTACGCACTCTTCGTGTATTTTGGATGAGTGCTATTCCCATAGCAAGGGGAGATACGAGAATGACGGAACTGGAGATGGTGAAGCTCGGGAGTTGGCGATTCAGTCTTCATCTAAAAAGGGTGCTCGACAGATCAGACTCCGTAGAAAAGCCGAAGGTGGCGATCGGGTTTGAGGCTGCAAATGCAGCCGCTGGAATGGAGCCGGAACTGACCCCCGAAGATCACTCGGCGTACTACGAGGGAATCAACTACGCTCTCCAGCAATGGCTAGTCGGCTCGGATGAGTCTGGAAGGGATTGAAGTACCAATGAAGCAAACAGGGCCAAACTTTGCAGAGCAGCGCCTGCTTCAACGCAAGAAGACCGCCTGGGTGTGGAGACTGCTCGAGGAAACTGGGATCAAGAGAAGGTTTCTTGCACGGCACCTTGGGGTGTCGTATGGTTATCTAAACCAAGTGCAGTATGGGCAGGCGCCAATCAGTAAGCCGATGCGCCAGCGTATTTCTGAATTTCTTGGTGTTGATGAAGCAAAGCTGTTCGAGGATCTCGACCAGTACATGAATAAGGAGGACTGAAATGGCATTCGATAAGAGCGCACTCAAGGATTACGTGGATGTAGCGGAGCGAATTCGCGCGTGGTACGAAGCGTATCCAAATGCACGAATCGAAACGAAAATTGTTGAGCACACGGAGAAGCGCGTGGTGATTGAGGCTCGTGCTTACCGCGGTATAAAGGGCGAGGGCAGCAGCGACGACCTCGGGTTTATAGATCACTACCCAGCAGGAATCGGACACAGCGCGATGCAGATTCCAGGCGCTACGCCGTACACCCGCGGTTCTGAGATTGAGAACTGCGAGACGTCGGCAGTTGGTCGCGCCCTTGTTATGGCCGGTCTTCCGTCAAAGCGTATTGCTTCAGACGACGAGATAAAGTCAAAGGGCGGCACGTCAAAGACGCTCGCGAAGGCTGCTGCAGAAGTGTTTGAGGACATGGTCCTTGCTCCGCATGTACAGAAGTTCTCCGACGATTTTGACGCGGCGACCACAATGGAGCAGTTGAACGCAGTGGGGCAGAAGGTAAACAACTCTTCCGCTGACGGAATCGAAATTGACGAGATTTCCCGAGAGTTCCTTGTCAAGAAATTCAAGAGCCGCCGCACGGAGATCGTTGGATGATTGAGGAGCGAAATCCTCAGCACATCAGCGTCAGCGAGCTAAGAGAGTTTCTCTCTTGCCCGTTGCGCTGGTGGTACAAGTATCGCCTCGGCATGTGGACGAACCGCACTACGGCGTACTTTGCTCTTGGAACTTCCGTACACGCTGGTCTCCAGCGCTGGTACGAGCCCATCACTGGCGGTAAGCGCAACGGCGACCTTTCAATGGCCTACGACCACTACAGAAAGACGTGGGCGCTAGAGGCAGATAAGGTCGACTGGGGCGGAGAAAAGGAACGCGACTCAATGAGCGAGGGATTTGCTGGCGAGGAGATGCTTCGCGCAGCCATACTTGAAGGTGACGATTGGGAAGCCAAGCACGTTGAGCACACGCTGATGTCCGAGATCAAGCACTCCCGACTGGGAAAGCTTCCGATCAAGCTCAAGACAAATCTTGACATGATCAACAAGGACCTCAATGTCGTGGAGCACAAGACGGCGCAGCGCAGGTGGGAAAAGGATAGGGAGAATGGCGACATTCAGGCAACAGCCTACGTCAATGCCATTAGAGAGAACTACAGTCATGACCCTACGATCACATTCAACATCATTAGCAATTCAGCCAAGGGTGTGAACGTGGATCGCAGAGTGACAACAAGAACACAGGATCAGATTGACACAATGTATATTGGCGCGAGGTCGTTCCTTGACGCGATTGAGAAGGGTGCAATCTATCCAAACCCAACGGCCTTTGCGCACGCAACGTGCGAGTTTAAGACGTTGTGCAATAAGTTTGAGAGTCACCCGCAGCAGATTCCTGAAGACCGTAAGGAACTGTATAGAATGGTTCCAACATTGAAGAAAGGTCTTTGGCCTGACTGGGAATAAGGAGGAGTCGATGTACGATTGGGCGATGAAGTGCGCGGCATGCGAGAAGATCAACACCTCAGAATATTTTCCGAATGACACAGACATTTGTGTTGATTGTCAGGAGGAAATTATTCCAGACCAGTTGAAACTACCACTTGGCGAAGGGGATCAGGGGTGAAGCCCCAGATCATTCCGATTGAGGAGCCAGCGGATCACCGAGTATATTGGAGATGCTACAGCGACCTACCGCGACACAAGAAGCTATGGCGCTTGCCCGACAACAACGCACGGTGGGCGTGGGTAGTTCTTCTCTGCTCGGCATCGGAAACAAACGGCGTGTTTGAATCAGATCAGCATGTTGAGGGGCTCGTCGGAACGCAGAACGCAAAGTTCCTTCCGCACTTCCGAAGGGTCGGATTGATGGATGGTCTTGCTGTTCACGATTGGGACGAGTGGCAGGAGCCAGCAGACGGCATGGCGCAGGCTCGCGCAAATCTTGCGGCGGCTGGAAGGGCGAGGCTTGACCGACTTGGATTGCGAGATGATCACGACACACCAGTTGCCAGGAGCCTGAAGGAGTGGCTCTCATATGTCGTTGCTGGGCCGAACACGCAGGGAAGGCTCGGTGAGTTCTTTGGTGCGATGCTTGGGGTTGTGCCGCAACGAAGCGAATACAGCCGCATTGCAAAGTTGATGAAAGATTTCCCTGGAGGGATTCCAGCGCTCATGGCAGCAGTTTGCGACGCGGCACTTAGGGACCTCAAGGGAGATCCGATCTCCTATTTGACGGCAATAAGCCAGAAGCGTAAGATAACTCCAGTCAGGCAAACATCAAGCGCCAGAGATGCGCATTTGGAGGATTGATGACAGAAGTAGTGTACCTAGAAGATGTGCAGAATAAAACTGTGCCACCAAGCGACATCAAGGAAGCCCTGCGAAAGTCGGGAATCCCTGAACGTTATATGAACAGCACCTTTGCGCAGTTTGAGTCCCAGAAGGAATCAAAGACCGCACTGCAGGCTGCACAGGACTGGGCTGCTGAACCGCTGGGCGAGCGCGGACTCCTCTTTGTCGGTCCTCCTGGAACGGGAAAGACCCACCTCGCCGTCGCTGCGGTACGAGAGAAGGTTGCCCAGGGTCTCCTTGGCGCTCGTTTCATCAACGTCCCGTTGTTCCTTGATCGCATCCGATCATCCATGAAGTATAATGACGCAGAAGTAGTAGCCATGTTTGAATACTGCCTGGAAAAGGCTTCGGTCGTCATTCTTGATGATCTTGGCAAGGAGAAGGCCACGGACTGGGCGGCGGAGAGGCTCTACGTATTAGTGGAGAGTCGATATAGTGCGTGCAAAGCGACCATCGCAACGACGAACCGCGGACTTGACGAGCTCGACGCCCTTGGATATGGGGCTCTCGTCTCCCGCCTACAGCAGACCTGTCGCGCTGTCAAAGTGGGAGGGTCGGACCAGCGTATCCGACTTGGAAGGCTGGACCAGACCACTTGAGATACGCCTGAACGGAAGACCCCCCTCGTGGAACAGGGCCTACCGTGTCGCAGGCAGGATTTTCTACATGACCAGGGAAGCCAAAGCGTGGAAGGAGGAAGTGACACGACAGACGATTGCTGCTATAGTGGCAAGGCCGGACTTTATTCCGGTGGATAAGAAGCGTATTGTCATCGACATCTGGGCGCATTTAAATCGCCCAATGGACGCGGACAATTTGCTGAAGCTCACGCTCGATGCGATCGCGACGGGGCTTCAAGTGAACGATCGCTGGTTCATTCCACGTGTGTGGGAACTAGAGTTTGGGAACAAGGATGAGCATATCGTCCTCGCTCTCAGTCAGGAGTTGTAAATGGCTAAGGAGAGACTGGAGATCACGGGGCGACTCGGATCAAAGCCAGAGATGCGAAACACCAAGAACGGCAAGCAGGTGAGCTCTTTCAGCGTTGCTGTGAAGAACAAGCGCGCTGGCGAAGAGACTACCAACTGGTACGACATTTCAGTTTGGGAGAAGCAGGCGGAACTTGCCGTTCGCCTTCTCGACAAGGGCGACCTCGTGTGCGTTGCTGGAACGCCAAGCGTGAAGACATTCACGACGCGTACTGGCGAGCAGAAGTCGTCGATTCAGATTACCGCCCAGACGTTTGATCTCCTTGCAAAGGGCAAGAACGCAGTCGGCGCGGTAAAGGCAGAGCCAGAGGAGCCAGACTTCTCTGAGGTTCCGTTCTGATGGAACTCGGCACGTTCTTTAGTTACGTGGCAGCAGTTGTTATCGGCTCCACGCTCACGCTGGCCCTCTGGACTCTTTGGTTCAGAATCGTCAATAGATAACAATGTCACTTCTCCTTAGGAGACCCGTACCCAAGAGTTATCCTAGTGGCTCTTGGGTACGGGAACCAGTGATCCTCGCGCGAGGCTCAAGATGAAGCAGGGTCGTATGGTTATAGCCATACAAGAAGACACTGTTCAGATTGTTCCTTTTTCTACTCTTCGTTATGATGGCACAAGCGAAAAAATTTTTTGTGGGAAGCTTGCGGTAGCGGCTAGTTTGGCTGTTAACCACATACGCCTGCTACCTGACCGCCGCTACAGGCAACTTATTGCCAGCAGATACGCCCCAGGATATTACCCAGAACTCTGGCAACGCTGGGCGCTTGACGCATGGCATGTCAGTACGCCGATAGACGAACGGTCCCTTGCAAAGGTGAGGAAGATCAAGTGAGGGGCAAAGAGATTACTGAGTTCCAGTACCGAGGAGAACCAGTCAAGCTCTACATGGACCGATACCCTAGTGGACAAGTTGCTATCATTGCCTACGGCGTCTATGGGGAGCCCTATGGGACCCTCAGCGTCAATCTTGACGACCTGCCACCGGGAGGATCGTTCTGGGTCAAGGGGTGGAATGAGAACGCAGAGTTTGCTGCGTGTGCATGGGGTAGTGGTGTTTTCGCCAAGGCAGGTACGACACGGATTCCGTCCCCTGGTGGGGTTATTACTGTAGAGGCTTGGTTTATCAAGCCATAAGGAGGGAATGTGGACGAACAGACAGTTATTACGAGACCAGTTATCGAACAGATCGACGATGTGCTTTACGCTGACGGTTGGGAGGACTGCCTTGTAGGCCATGGGAACATCTTCCACGGCTCGGATGGCCCACTCATTGTCGCCATTTATGATCGGAATAAGATCCTCAAGCGCATAATGGACGATGTCATTGAGACGTGCAATGCCAACAATCCTGGCGATACGCACGAGAACTGCTTCCACTATGAGGAGGCAGACGAATATATCTCCTTCAATATGGAGGGTGCCTTCATCAAGCCAGGCATGCCGGTGTACGCTTCGTTTCAGGCGCACCCAGGCGTAGTCTCCGACTGGAGCATCGAGATTGAAGATGGTGGCATCTGTGCCCAGTGCAAGGAGAAGATTTAATGTGCCTCGCATGCGACAGCATGGACGCTCGTCTGCACCGCGAACTAGCCGATCTCCACGAGGAGCCAGCAGTACCGCAAGAGGAGATTGACGGACTCGTCAACCGCCTCAACCGTATGGCTGGATTCCCTGATGGGCTCAAGGGAAAGACCACCCCTGGATTTTTCCGTCTTCTTTCTGACTACGGCGGAACAAGTCTTGTCCGCGTCGTCAATGATGCTGGCGGAGTCCGCGCAGTCATGGGCGGGTACCATCCCGCCAAGAACTTTTACTCCGTGCTTCGTGGCTTTGTCATGGGGATGGATGAGTCTTCGCAGGGCCTAGACCATTATCAAGCCGTAGCAGACGGATATAAGGAACGCGGCTATTCCGCGTGGTAGGAGGGGACATGATCACACAAGATTGTTGCATCTGTGCATGCGTTGGGTGTAGTGAGGGCAACTGCTGCGACCACAGCGCAGGGAACCGAGGGGATCTTCCTCTCAGTTTCAGCTCGTACCAGCGGGGGGCCTCCATCACCGCGCGCGGCAATATAACCCTCCCCGACGCCAAGGGTCGCGCTGCTATTGCAGCCATGGGCCTTGCCGGTGAGTCTGGCGAGCTTATTGACCACCTCAAGAAGTGGGTCGGCCACGGGCACGATCTCGATCGCACCTACCTACTCATGGAGCTTGGTGATATCCTGTGGTATGTCGCAGAGATTGCGACGGTTGTTGGCATTGACCTTGGCGAGGTCGCCAGGGTGAATGAAAGAAAGTTGCGCATGCGGTACCCAGCGGGGTTCTCCGTAGAGCGCAGCGTCAATCGGGAGGATGCATGAAGAGCAAGAGACCAATCAAGTCCAAGGGCGATTCAAAGTTCATCTATACCGGTAAGCCAAGCGAACTTAACCGCAGCACATCGTCAGTGTACGCTGGCCTGGTCCTGGTTATCGGTGCGCTGCTGGTCCTCGCCGCAATTTATCGCGAATATTTCCGATAGTAGGGGGTTGTATGAAGAAAAACCAAGAATTTACTTTGCGCAGTAGGCGTGATGCTCTGGTAATGCAGGTCATTAGCCTCGTATTGCTGGTGGTATTCCTAAAGGTTGTTGGCTTCTAATGCCGCAGCCACTCGCAAATTTACCGCCGATTTCTTGCTATGTGAGGAAGGAGTATCTCCGCGACCTTCAGGATGGGCACGGCGAGTTCACTCCTGCCTACTGGGTGACCGTCAAGGCGCTCCGTCACCGTGCGCTGTATGTCGAGGCATTCTTGCCAGAGTACGGCGCGTTGTACGATAAGTTGCCTATCAGCGCGTTCACCACGAGACCGGAGACCCCAACGCCCGATCTTCCGCTGGGGACGCTCCAGTTGTGGGATGTTGGGACAAACGCGATCTCCGTTGTGGAGAAGGCGTTCCTCAAGGGGATGCACTGCAAGTTCCGCGACCCAAAGGGTTCGTGGCACCGAGGCACCTACCTCTTTACGGTTGACTTGGTAGAGGGTGACCCGAACGAGCTTGATACCGGGTATTCGAGACTACCGTCAGAGCACAAGTCGTACAATTTCATTAAGATGGATAACGGACAGTTTGGCGCGCAGCCGAACAATCGCATTCTTTGGGATGACGAAGCCCTTGTTCACAGAAATAAGAAGATTCCAGACTTCAGGGTCAGCACGATAGAGTTCTCAGCAGAGGGTGAGCGATTTGCCCCACTCGGTGACAGCGATAGCTGGACCTACGAGGAGCCAAAATTCATCACCAAGGCGGACGACGACGATGCCGCCGCAGAAGCAATGTTCACGAAGCCGATTAACCCAGACAATGTCACAAGCATGGCAAGAGATTTAAAGAAGTAGGGGGTGTGTAAATGGGGAAGAAGTCAAAGCAGGTAAAGAATCAGCAGGCGCCAAAGCTGCAGTCAAAGATCTCCATCTACGCGGGTGGACCGGTCGCACACGAGATCAATCCAAGAAACGCCACGGGCCTCATGGAGTTGCAACGAGACGCCGGTAGAAACGGCATCCCGTTTAAGTGGAAGATCATCCACGGATCATCAGTGCTCCCAGACGCCCGAAACATTGTCTGCAAGCAATTCCTGGAAAGCGGGTACAGCCACCTCTTCATGGTGGACGCAGATATCGCCTTTTCTGGTTTTGATGTCTTGAGGGCTATCGCAACGGGTAAGGATATTGTCGGTCTGCCTTGTGCCAAGAGATCAGCAGACTTCGAGCTTGCCGTAGAGGTCATGAGGAAGTTCCCAGAAATACCAGCAAAAAACCTTGCTGCGTATATCGGCGGTGTCAACTTCATGCCGCTTGACGAGAACACAAAGCCAGACCTTGACATGACCCTCAAGGTGAAGCACATCGGCACTGGCGCCATGATCATCTCGAGAGAGTCGATGCTGAAGTTTGCCAAGGAGTACCCAGAGCGGTATTATCACAACACGATCACTGGTGATCGGCTCGTTGAATACTTCCGCTTCTGGACAAATCCGGAGACGAAGGAGCAGTGGGGCGAAGACTACGGTTTCTGCCAAGATATGCGAGGAATTGGCATTGACGTCCACGCACTCATCGACGCGAAGACCGTGCACTACGGTTCATTTGGATACGAGTGCGACTTCTCAAAGCTCGCATCTCATTATATAACGAAGGAGAAGGTATGAGCGACTCAAAAGAGGATCTAAAGAAAATTGCCGAGGGCATCTCTGAGCAGCTATCAAAGTTGTCAGCGGAACTCCCAGACGGGGAGCGCCTCCATATGCTGGAGTTCCTCAGGGAAGCAAACGTGTGGTCTGCATCATCTCAGGTGTTTGACCCAAAGGCGGAAAACTATTTGAACAACCTGGAATATCTTGACGGTGTGGAGAAGCCAAAGGGTGATTGGGTCACCGTTGGGTACGCTGCAGGAGAGACCATTGCAGAGGCGATTGCCAACCTCGTCGTCAAGAGGAAGTCGTGAGCGTCCCCTGGAGCAAGTACGCCTCCCTGACTCACGAAGAGGCAGAGTTGAGCCTGTCCAGCGGCGGCTACCTGCTGGCAGCAATCCATAGAGCCTTCGTGGACGGAGACTGGATGGCTGTCGCCTATGACAAGAAGGGCAGGAAGTACGCTGCAAAGGGCAGAAATCCTCATGAGGCGGTCTGTAGGCTCGCGTGGGAGCTCATGATGCGGTCGTCCAATCAACAGGGCTCTACGGGCCGCAAATAGGCATTTCCGGGGCTTCTGCAACGCTCTCCGAGAGTGATTATCGAACCGCCAACCCCCACATTGTGAAAAAAAGGTAGGCGTCCCTAGCGCAGGTGGGGAGGGGGGGTCAAAGGGTACACGCGAGGGGTTAGACCCGCCCCTCCGGGGCTATCGGTCGTCCCAAGATGAGGCACGCTCTCGGCGTATTGTTCTTGTACGGGGGACTTCCCCGCGAAGTACAGAGGAGGCAATCATGGACACGATCGGTACAGCAATCAAGGCTCTCTTCGTGGGAGTCATCGCAGCCAATCTTCTCGCGTGGCAGCATCTCGTTCTTGGATTCGATAGCCGTTCTATTCAGATGGTGAACCCGATCGAGATCATCGTAGCGCTCCTCGCAGGAGTCACGGTGTTCCGAGCATTCTACGCATGGACGCACGATACACTCTTCCCGGCGATGGACAGGGTATTCGAGAAGATCGACGCAATGCGAGAGAAGCGAAAGGCTCGCGTGACTTGCCCATGCGGCAGGCACCACAGCGTCTAGCACAGCACCCCACTCACCGCGCGGCGGTGGGTGGGGTGTTCCAGTCCTCTTCTCTATCTCTCTCTGTTCGATCTCACACACACCTAAGATAACTAACTAACACTAACTAACGTAACCTGACTAAGGTTCGATTCGGCGCTCCGCGCCTATCGGTGTCACCTGAACTATCTGTCGCTATGGGGCACTATGGACTCACGGGGCAACCGCTCCGTAATAGTAGCAAGGGGGTACGCAATGGTAGGAGCACTAGCAGGGTGGAGCACGCGACACGGCGTCGTGTCGCTCCACTATGATATCCGAAACGGCGGCGGTTTCCCAGACACGCTGACGTTCGAGCTCGCACGAGTCAATGGCGAATTGGTCGCCAATATTCACAGCGGCGGCTATGCTGCTGCTAGTGATATCAACCTACGCGGTGCTGCTGCCGAGCAGCGCCTAGTAGACGCTGGTGTCTGGCTAGACTTCCCAGCGTATCTACGTCGAGCGTAGTCAGCTCGCACGCTTCACCCCGCTCACCGCAATCGTGCGGTGGGCGGGGTGTTCGTTCTCTCATCTCTATCTCACTGCGTTCGATCTCGCCTGTCCCTAATATAACTAACCGACTAACTAACGTTCGAGACGCCGCTCCGCGGCTATCGCTATCACCTGAACTACTCTGCTCTATTCCGTATTCTTTGTATGTGAGGCAACCGCTTCACAATAGTATGGAGGTCTGGTATGTGGCATATCCCGGAGGAAGGGTGCAGACTCACGGTGAAGGGCGACGTCAATGACGTCATCACCGTGTCCTGCAATCTTGATGGTAAAGCAATGGATTATCATTGCGCCGTCACGCAGCGTGGTCTCTTGATGATGTTCGTCAAGGATCACGGTCATAGCACCGAGTACTATGATGGTCGCAACGCTGTTGGGATTCTAAAGCAGGACCTAGTATGGGAAACGCTCCCAGACACGTTCCGCTCAATGGTCAATCTATCGGCGGCATCGCTGACGAAGCGACGCTAGTCCAGCCCCCCGCTCACCGCGAACGCGCGGTGGGCGGGGTGGTCAATCTCTACTCTCTATCTCACTCTGTTCGATCTCGGCAGTCCCTAATATAACTAACCGACTAACCATAAGGTTCGAGACGGCGCTCCGCGCCTATCGCCACCACAATGAATGAACTAGGCGATATGCGATTGTAGGTAGGCGACGGACGCGTCGCGTAAGTAGTCATAGCAGAGGAGGTAAGTATGAGTAAGCACTACGAGCCGCTTCGGTGGGAGGTGCGTATCGGCGCCGTCCTGAACGAAGCAGATAGCGATAGGGTATCGGACTGCATCGTCAGGATGCTGGAAGGTATCCGCAAGTCACGCCCTAGCACTTGGATGGAAGATATCCAAGGCGAGTATGCATATACGCTGCTGAACGATGCACTTCGTCCAGCGGGGTATTGCACTACCGGACGCAACGAAGAGGACGCGTGGATGATCGGCAAGTTGCCGATGGATAGGTGGTCAGCGAACCTGCTGATCGTCTGATTCTACTTCCCCCAGTCGCGGACGCGCGGCTGGGGGAGTTAGGTTGTCTCTCTCTATCGAACTATGTTCGATCTCGCAACTCCATAATATAACTAACCGACTAACCATAAGGTTCGAGACGGCGCTCCGCGCCTATCGGCACAACCTGAACTATCCCTCCCCATTGCGTACTCTTCTTGTAGCGGGACGCCGCCGCGATGAATGCGACATCGCAATAGTATCAGCAGGAGGCTATATGAAGGGTAAAGAGCATCCGGCGTTGATGCCGTTTATCGTCGTGGTCGCACGACTCGTTGAGTACTCTATCCCGATCGCTGCTGAGACAGCAGAAGCGGCGAAAGATATCGCCGAGAAGATGGTCATGGATGGTCATGCTGATGACTACGCCCATGAGTGCGACATCCAAGAGGATGACGTTAAAGCGAGTGATCCTAGCGATGCGGAGCGCACCGCGTACAGGTTCTTGAACCGGGAGAACGACGAGCACACGTTCTAGCAGGTAAATCACCCCCGCCGCAGCGGACGCGCTGCGGCGGGGGTGGTTAGATCACCTCTCTCTATAGAACTTCGTTCTATCTCGAGACGCCCTAATATAACTAACCACCTAACTAAGTTCGACTCGCCGCTCCGCGGCTATCGGTACAACCTGACTAAACTTCGCGGTGGGCGTATTCTTCTTGTAGGGGGGACGCTCCCGCGATGAGTGCGACATCGCAATAGCAGTTAGCGAGGAGGCTATCGTGAAAATGGTAAAGACAATCGGCGACGCGATCGCGCAGTTGCGCGTTCTAGTCTCCGAAGGCACGGCACTATACTCGGAGGCGGTCAGTATCGCTAGCCGATCAGATGTCCTGGTGGACCTATTATCAGGGAGCGACCGCGATGCGATGGTTGCTGCTCGCGATGGTGCGATAGATCGTGCGGCGCGGGTAGCGATTATCAATCGCGCCAACCAACACTCACTCGCTCAGTTAGAGGCTCAGGCAGCAGTCTACGGACTGGACTGGACTGGCTACCAGAGCCAGTAGTACCGACCACCCTCGTCGCAGCGGACGCGCTGCGGCGGGGGTGGTTAGATCATCTCTCTCTATAGAGAATGGTTCTATCTCGCCAGCCCATAAGATAACTAACCTAATAACTAACGTTCGATAGGCCGCTCCGCGTCCATCGCCACCACCCTGAATGAGTATCGCGTTGTGGCATTCTTCATATGCGGCGGACGCGCCGTATTGTTGTGGTAGTCATAGAGTAGGAGGCAGTTATGAGTCAGTACGGACTAAAGGCAATCGTTAAGGGTAAGGAGCGAAAGTTCATCTACGGATTCGATCGGGGTATTCCAGAATACTTCTTGACGGATATCACTGATGGTGATGATCCGCAGTGCATCGTTGGCATGCTCGGAGGCGTGTACGGCGATAGGATGAACTTGCACGAGAAGATGAACGAACTCGGTCTATGGAAGATGCTCACTGACGATCAGCGCAGCAGAATCCTGATGGATCTTCCGTTCTGAATTTATCACCCCTGCCACGGCGGACGCGCCGCGGCGGGGGTGGTTAGGTCGTTATTCTCTATAGAACTTTGTTCTATCCCGAAACTTCTCAGGATAACTAACTGAATAATAACCACTAACTAAGTTCGACTCGCCGCTCCGCGGCTATCGGCTGAACCTGACTAAACTTTGCGAACCGCCTACTCTTCTTGTAGCGGGACGCCGCCACACTATCGTTGATGGTGTGAATCGCGATAACAGGAGGCGAAATGGAAGCGTTGATGAAACTATTCGCTATGGCATGGATAGCAGAGAAGCGTTCATGGGAAAATCTGGAAAGATACGAAAACTTTCTTCTTGATCTGGGCAGGGAGCCAATGACGCACCCGTACTACAAAGGGCTTCTGGACCTTTGGAGTGAATCGCAAAAGGAGACCAAGAGGATCGGCAAGGAACTCCTCAAAGCGTACAGCGAAACGCAGGGCTCCGAATCGTTCTCGGTTCTCTCCGCGAAGTAGACCACAACCCCTCATCGCAGCGGACGCGCTGCGGTGGGGGGTTGGTAGATCGCTTCTCTCTATAGAACTTCGTTCTATCCCGAAGATCCATAAACTAACTAACTAACTAACTAACTAACCTGGTTCGACTCGACGCTCCGCGTCTATCGGCCTAACATTACTAAACAACGCCGTACGCCTACTCTTCTTGTATCGGGACGCCGACGCGTAATGATTGATTGCGCGAATAGTTTAGCAGGAGGGCATGATGACTCTTGAGAATAGCGTGGTTGATGAGACCACGGAAGAGCAAGAAGATACGGGTAGGTTTTGTGCTTGGTGTAAGGTATCTGAGCAGGAGACGGACATTCGTCACTCGTGGGACGACCACGAGGGTAATGATGTCTCTTACTTTGAGAAGAAGACAATCCTAGACCTTTGTAGGGAATGTTTTTACGAGGGTCACGTAGAGTCTGTTATTGACGACATCAAGAAGATTTACGCAGACCTAGCGAAGGGCTGAGAGACCACCACCGTCAACCGCGGACGCGCGGTTGGCGGTGGCGGTTAGTTCGTCTCTCTCTATAGAACTTCGTTCTATCCCGCAGATCCCTAAGATAACTAACTAACCTCATAACCATAACGTTCTGCCGGTCGCTCCGCGCCCTTCGGCACAACCTAAACTACCTGAGCGATACCGCGATTATGTATGTGCGGGGAACACCTCGCGTAATAGTAAGGAGGTATGAAATGGGAAAGCGGCTAAATCGTAATGGGGTCATTGCGGCGATCGCTCGCCTAGATGATTTCACATCGCATACAAAGAGTATGCGTGGCGAGTGGCAGGGAGAGATCTACGTGGTGTATTCGTACAACCAGTGGATTGGTCAGACGGACGGCACGCATTGGAATCTAAACGATCAGCGATACAGCGTGACGACATCCCGCCACCAGTCATATCTACGCCGTGCAATCAGCGCGCACGCAATCAACACTCAAGAGAGGGAGATCGGTAAGCTGCTCTCCAGGTAGTCAATCCACCCGAGCCGCGAAGTCCTGCGGCTCGGGTGGTTAGGTCTCTTCTCTCTATCTCTCTTTGTTCGATCTCGAGACGCCATAAGATAACTAACTAACTGAGTTCGACTCGACGCTCCGCGTCTATCGGCCTAACATTACTAAACCAACCATCAAGCGTATTGTTCTTGTAGCGGCGGACGCGCCGCACAATCCAATAGTAGTAGAGGAGGCTTTATGGGAGAGAAAGTAAAGCGCGTGAAGCGCAAAGCAACGGAGTCGCTTGGAGTGATCACGAAACTCCTCGCGCGCTCCATTGAGCAGCGTGCAGCAGCGGTTGACGCTGTTGATTTCACGCAAGAGCAGATTGCGATAGTCGCAAGAGCAGAGAAGCCCAGCAAGAGCGTCGTCAAGAAACTGAACGCTGCGCTTGTTGTTGCCAATAGTGCTCTCGCGTACTATGAAGCAAACGTCAAGGAACTTCAGAAGCGTCAGGCTTCTGCTATGAAGGCGATTGAGAAGGCTCAAGCGCAAGAGTAGTATCCCCACCCTCATCGCAGCGGACGCGCTGCGGTGGGGGTGGTTAGATCACCTCTCTCTATAGAACTTCGTTCTATCCCGGACCGCCTTAATATAACTAACCACCTAACTAACCAGCGTTCGATTACTCGCTCCGCTCGTATCGCAACAACCTAAACTGACCTGACCTAAAGCCTATTCTTTGTATGTGAGGCAACCGCCTCACAATAGTAAGGGGGCTAAAATGGCAGTGAAGCAAGTGCCAGAGAAGGTAGTCAGGGACATTGTTGAGTTCCAGAGTATCCTTGAAGGATTCATCGCGGCACTCAACAAAGGTAGATACTTCGATCACGATAGCCAACAGGCTGTTAGTGATGTGCTGTACCTTATGGAGAAGCCTTGGAAGTATAAGTTTGAGATGGCTGAGTGGGAGGTTCTTGGATACCCCGACGCTTACAATCCAGACTATGTTAGCGATCTAGAAATTGACACCACCGACGCAAAGATCTTTTCTTACTTCAGCCGCTAACGATTCCCCCCGCTCACCGCGAACGCGCGGTGGGCGGGGTGGTCAATCTCTACTCTCTATAGAACAAAGTTCTATCCCGCAGATCCCTAAGATAACTAACTAACGTTCCATAGCTCGCTCCGCTCGCTTCGGCAGAACTCTAACAAACTAACAGGAACGCGTATTCTTTAGGTGCGGGGCAACAGCCACGCAATAGTAAGGAGGCTAGTATGTCAATAAAGGAGTTCAGGGTAACGGCAACATACGAGACCACTGTTGAAGTGGATCAAGATTACGAGTGGCAGGTGTGCGACAAGCACAAGCCAGCCGACGATGAGACACCTGCTCAGTGGGATGTTCGCATGGTAGCGATTGAATCGTGCAGCGATTGCGACGATAAGGCTTACGATGTCGCTTCTGAAGAGGCTTACGGAAAGTTTCCAAACGCCGACGACATTGACATCTCCTAGTCGCTAAGGAGAACCCCCGCTCACCGCAATCGTGCGGTGGGCGGGGTGTTCGTTTCCTTCCCTCTATAGAACTTCGTTCTATCCCGCAACTCCTTAATCTAACTAACCACCTAACTAACGTTCGCACGCTCGCTCCGCTCGCTTCGGCCGAACTCTAACAAACTAACGCGTAGGCGTATTCTTTGGGTGCGGGGATTCCCGTGAAGATCATAAGGAGGCTTGAAATGGTTGCGTGCGATCAGTGCGGCACGGAGTTCTTCAACGAGTTTGAGCCGCTCTCAACGATCTGCGAATCGTGCAAGGAAGAAGAATCCGCAGCGGCGGACGCGTATTGGGAGAAGTATCTTGATTGGGTTGATGATACCCATCATCGCGATAGCGATGACGATACTGACCCGCTTATTCAATACGAAGACGGCTGGCGATAAACGATAAAGCCCCAGATTCCCACGAGGGAGTCTGGGGCTTTATTATTGAGTTCCAGTCCTAGCAGCCGCGGCTGCTAGGAGCCTAACGATAATAGCCCCTAGCAGCCGAGGATTATGCGGAGTAGTAATCCAACTCCATCTTCTCCACGAAGTTATCGTCAACTTCAATCTCGCTATATTCCACAACGAAGCCTTCCCGCGCCATTGCGGTTATGAACAATGGTGCGTCACAATCTTCTTCAAGGTAGACGCTTCCGTTGCCTTCGTATGAGCAGTTGCTCACAACGCTGGCGATACCGAGTTGGCGAAGCATAGCCTTCTCCGCTACGAGGTAGCCGTGCCCTGGCGTATTGAACTTCCGCGTGAAGTAGGTTGCCGAGATTCCGAACATTGGTGCCTCCTTGCTTCCCTACGGCAACTGCCGCAACGCAATACTACGCGAACTTCTGGCAGGTTGTCAAGCGTTCCATCCTAAGCCACCGCGGTGGCTTAGGGCTGAACCCTAAACCACCGCGCTCGCTACGCGTTCGCGTTCTCTGTCTGTTGTCGCTCGTTCTCTATTGCTTCGTCGGTGTAGTGCTTCGCGATCTCCCGCCAATCAACGCGCGAGAGTGAGGCGCCGAGCAAATCGGTCACGAGCCCAACCGCCGCCTCTGGTAGCGTGTTGGTCACTTCCTCCTTGAGCCACTTGCCCATTTCATAGGCTGCGAAGTTTCCGTCGCTGTCGTTGCTTTCTGCGAACGCACGAGCCTGCTCCTCTACTCCGTGGAGGTCTCCGATGATCCCCTCACCGAGCCAGAGATTGACGAGCCATGTCTCGTAGTTGCTCCAGCCGTTGTAGTCTGCCATTTTTGCCTCCTTATGACCTAGCGGGAAGCCCCGCAAGGGAATACTAAACGAACTCCTAGCGAACTGTCAAGCGTTCTATTCCAATGTGCCGCGGCACATTGGAGCCTAACAATAAACCCCGCCGAAGCGGGGCTTATTGTTTCCGCAGCTGCGAAACTTTACGCCATCGGATAGTTGCCCAGTTCTAGAAGCGTCTTGATTTCCGCAACCTGCTCATCGCTGAACGCAAGCGTCTTGCCGTCCTCGTCCTCTGCGGTGAGTACGCAGTTGCCGTAGATTCCGTCAAACACGCCGCCAAGAATCTCATTGCGCAAAGATGTTGCCGCCTGATTGCGAATCACAGGCTCGTTGTATAGCCCTTCCTCGTCGCACCAAAGCACCACGCTCGTCGCGCCGTACTTACCAGAAGCCGCAACCTCTACCAGGCTCCACTCGCCGACTCGGTAGAGTTCGGTGAGCGTGTTGCCGTCATCGTTGAAGTCCACGACCTCAACCCAGTTGAACAGCGCGGGGACTGGCGTAGCAGTCTCAAACTTTCCAACTCCGAACTTGATTGCCTTACCCATTTGCTTGCCTCCTTTGCCTTTCATCGGGAAGCCCCGACCTCTGAATCTTACGCGATAAAGTTCCAGCCTGTCAAGGGGTTCTATCTCAAATGGTCGCGACCATTTGAGGCTGAACAAAATGATAAGGGTCTGACTGGCACCACACCAACCAGACCCTTATCGGCATTTCGCTGCCTTTGACGCTTATCCTCTTGCGAGGAGAGGCTTCACCTTCCGGCTGCCTCTTGCGAACGGCGTAGGTGTCGGTTAGGCACCCCCACCGCTCGTCCTTATCGTCTCGGGTAGTTAGTCTACAACTACCAACCAGCCGCAGCCCCATAAGCCCGCCACTTTCACAGCGGCACCAGAGCGGCTCGTGTGATGATTCTAAACGAACATCTGCCAGCCGTCAAGCGTTCTATCCCAAATGGCCGCGGCCATTTGGGGCTGAACAATAATAAGAGTTATACGCCGCTTCTTACTGCCTCGTCTAGTCTTGTCGCCGCTTCCGTAATCGTCGCCAGAACTTCGTCGCCAAAGATTTCCGCGAAGCCCGTAGGCTCGGCGGTATGGTCTGCCGCAAGTTTCTGGAACCGATAGGCTCCGTCATCTTGCTGGTAATAGCGTGCGAAGGTTGTCGTTGCGCCGTTGGTGTGAATCTGCTTCCACTCCGTCATCTTATCCCTCCACTTCATACTTCTCGCCGCCGATTCGCAGCCCTGTGATTGCGTCAAGCGCGATGGTGCGATAGCCCTCGGCGGTAATGTCGTAGACAAAGATGAGGTCTTTCGCAGCCGCGTCATACGCAGCCTCGCCGCCTTTGAGGTGCTTCTTGACCCCAAGACGCGCCGTCATCTTTCGCAACTCGCCTGTCGTGCGCTTCACGAAGTCCACGCCAAAGATCGCGCCGTTGCTTGTGCGGATCATCTCTGCCGCCTCTGCCATCTTGATTACCTTGTTCATTTAAGCCTCCTTACTTCTGTACCTTTCTGGTACAAGATGATTCTAGAACAGACCTATCCAATCCGTCAAGGGGTTCTAGTCCAAAGGGCCGCCGCCCTTTGGAGGCGAACAAAAATACCGCCCGAAGGCGGCATCTTTGCTTTCTGGACTACTCGGCTGTCTGAAGCGCGATGATCTTGCTGAACTCCAGTTCAGCGTCGCGCTCGTGCTCAAACGCAACGAAGTCAATGAATCCATCGTTTCGCCAATGGACAACGATGTTGCCGAACTTGTCGTAAGTCCCATCAAGTTCAGTTGAAATGAAATCGTCTGGGACTGCCAGTCCGTCCATCACATCGCCGTAGATTTCAGCAAACTTCAGATCGTAGCCTTCAAGACGACTCGCAACCCTTTGCTCAACAAGCCAGTCGCCATCGCAACTTCCCTGAGAGCACTTGAACTTCGTGAAGTCGCCGTTCGTGAGTGAAACCGCCAGAGCCTTGAACATTTTAGCCTCCTCTGTTATCCGCCCAGTTGGGCTATGCCCATTGTAATCAGTAATCTACTCAGCCGTCAAGAGGTTCTATTCCGAGGAGCCGCCGCTCCTCGGAGACGAACATAATAAAGCGGACTAGTTGGGCTGCGACTCAACTAGTCCGCTTGTAGTGGATAGGTGGAGGCTTTCTACCTATCCGTAGTCATAGTGCCGCCAAGTACGGCAGGCGGCAGTCGTATCCTAGCAGGCAACTTGATGGCTCGTGATGGACAGGCTCAACCGCCCACTCAAGGCAAGTCCCGCAAGACTCGCCGCACCAGTTCACTTCGTCCCAGTCAAAGACAGGGTGAAGTGGATTGCCTTCGCTATCAACAGATTCCTCGTCGTTCAGAGCCGTTCCCCACCTTGCCTCGGAGCAGGGTACGCAATGAACAGCAGCCTCGTATTGCCACGCGATCGGTGTGTGCTCGCTCATCTTTGCCTCCTTGTTTCGTCAGAAGTCCTGACTAAGGGATTGTCGCACAGCCGCAACAGCCTGTCAAATGGTTCCATCGTAGGTAGCCGCCGCTACCTACGCCCGAACATAATAAACTGCTATGGGCGGGTAAGCACCAGCGCGTAAAGCATAAGCGCGCCGAGCATTATGTAGAACGCTCCCTGCGCGTCCATTAGATCAAATCCGAAAGCGTTGGGACTGCCTCGTAGCAATCGTCGCAAAGATACTCAATGTTCTCGTGGGCGTTCTCGTAGCCGTTCCAGCCGTAAGGGAAAGAACGCTTCTTGCCCTCAAATGGGCAACGCTTCTCCAATGAGAGAAACTCCTCGCCGTGGCACTCCTGAACGAGCGGGTGGTCGTGCGTTTCGCACTCGCATTGATCGTAGTAGCAATCGCCGTTGCCACACATCGTCATTGAGCCTTGTAGGTACGCCATTGTCGCCTCCTTATTCGCAGCCCCAAATCGGGGTAGCCCCATTGTAAATCCATCGCGCCAGATTCGTCAAGCGTTCTAATCCAAGGAGCGGCGGCTCCTTGGAGCTGAACCTAATAAAGAAGCCTCTTGGAACCCGTCGGTCCCAAGAGGCTTCTTTCGGATTATTCATTGGGGGCTAATCACTTCCCCCAACTCCTTTTCCTTCCGCTCCGCCGATCCATTGGCACCTAGCGGTCATCGTCCTTTGCGTCTCGTCTACCCGCGCTTTATTGGTGGCGGCAGACCTGCTCGCTCGTCCACGAGTCTCACCTAGTCGGAGTTGCTTCATCTAGAATCGCTTCCGACAAGACCATACTAAGCGATGATTATACGACCTGTCAAGCCCCTAGTTTCAGTTCTATCCCAAGAGGCCGCCGCCTCTTGGGGCAGAACATAATAAATAAGCCACCCCCGGCGGGGTGGCTTATTTACTTTGGATTCTGCTCTAAATTACGCGAGGGCGAGAATCGCTTCGCGCTTTGTCTTGGCTGCGAAGCCCGTATCAAGCATTACGCTTGACGCACGAGCGTCCAGAGCCGTTGATCGCACGCCGCCGCGATACGATACGCCGTGATCTAGATACTCGGCGATGGCGTTATACACGCCCCACTTCGTATCGCGAAGCCCGTCAAGATTTTCTGCGTTATTGAGAATCGCGAAGGTTGCCTTTGCGCGCTCCGACATTACTTCCTTCTCTCGCTTCTCCGACTCCGAGAGCGGGAAGATTTTTGAGATGATGCGGAAAGCCTCGCCTCGCTCAATCTTTTCCTTGACCATACGCGAGCCGATGAGCGAGAACTCATCAACAGCGGCAGAGGCAAGACCAAGAGCGCGCTTGGCTTCCGATACTTTCTCCTCAATCTTCGCGGTGTGGCGAAGCGTGAACGACATCTTGGCAGAGCCAAGAGCCGCGTTCAGCGTGTTCATACAAACTACGCGTACGGGCGTGATCATCGCTTTTAGCGGGAACAGCCCGTTATGCCCGTTGGCGATCACAAGGTAAGTTGTGGTCGCGCCGTTGTCGCCCTTGATCGCGATCTTTTCTGGAATCTCCAACGCTGCGAAGATCACCTGACCGCTTTTGAGTGATCCTGCCGTTTCGTATCGTGCGCCCTCATCAAGAAGCGCGTCTGCGAACGACATCATCTCATCGTTCTGGATTGGCGTGTAGCGATCCCCGACAACGCCGAGAACCTCGCCGTCCGTTGATCGTACATTTGCGCGCTTGCCGTTGATCGCAATCTGCTTGCCGTCAAGCGTAGTGAAGATCGGCTGCTGCTTTACCGCCCAGTCAAGACCAGCCGCAACGATCATCTCCGCGCTTGTGGTCAAGCCGTTGGTCGCAACGCCAAGCCCATGCCACGGCATACCTCGCTCCTTGTTGTATGCCATCGTTTCTACCTCGTGTGCCATTTCGTACCTCCTTATTTCCCAACGGCAAGTGCCGCTAGATGGATTGTAAAGTACCGCCGAGATTGCGTCAAGTTCTACCCCAAAGGGCGGCGGCCCTTTGGGGTCTAACCATAATAAGAGCGATCTACTCTCCGTGCTCGCAGTTCTCTGATTGCTCCAACTCGTAGCACGCATTATCTCGTGTTGGCGTGTTCACGCACTCGCAGACGACCTCGTTGCGCTCGCAGTCGTCGCACCAAACCATCGTGCTCACAGGACTCCCGTCCCTTCGCAGCCACAGGCTCCGTCTTGGCACATAGCACCTTCGGCAACAAACATCGCGCAGCCATACTTGTCCGCACGATTCTCCTCGCAGTCAGAGCAGTACCACTCGGCGTGCCCACTGGCGTTATTATCTGAACACCACTCGCCCTCTTTGCCGCAGCCGCAAACAAAGATAGTGTTTTGCGGTTCGCCAACAGGAATCTCAAAGTGGTCGCTCATTGTGCGACCTCAAAGCCGTCAGCCTGAATCCCGTCAAGAATCTGAGAAGCGAATCGTCGCTCAACGGCAAGCCCCTGACCGAAGTAGATCGCGTCCTCGCCGATGTTGTCGTCTAGCCAGCGACGAGCCTCGCGTGTTGCGGGAATCAACAGGCAGACCGAGCCGCCGTCTACGAAAGTGAAGTCCGCGCTCTTGTGCTCACTCATACAGCCTCCTTACTCCTTCGCCCAAGTCGGGCTTACGCAATCTTACAACCTATCTAGTTCTGGTGTCAAGGGTTCTATCCCAGATAGCCGCCGCTATCTGGGGACGAACCTAATAATCACTTCTTCCAGTCTTCTGGAACTTCACGCCAAGTTTCGCCGCCATTGTCGCAATCCGATGAATAGATGTCGCACTCTTGACACCAGACCACAAAGCAGTCCTCTGCGTGTCCAGAGATTTCACAATCAGACCATAACCAATGCGCGTCCCTCTTGTCCGTCGGGCAGTCGCAGGGCTTTCGTTCAGATGTAGGGAATAAGCGACTCACAGGACTTCGCAACCTTTTAGGTCAGCGCATAGCGCAAGGAACTCCTGCCACTCTCGGATAAGCCCAAGCCAACTTTTCGCCTCATCGGAGGGGTCAGCCCTGTCTGCGTCAGACGAGTATGTATTCGCCTTGATGAGATCACTCATTATCACGATGATCTCATCGTCGCCCATTGAGGCAATCTTTTCGGATAGTTGGCGGCATTGGTAGTTCTTGATCACATCGCCGCTATTGTCCACGAGGCTTTCGTTCACATCGTCAAGCCCGATGGCTTCGTGGAAATCACGCAACATCGGCATACCCCAAATGTTCAGACGGAAGTAGATCGTATCGGGAGCCTTCTCCGCATACGAGCCGTCCTCGTCAATCCACATTGAGCGGTACTTCTTTGCGTGAGCAGCCGCAGCCTCGCGGTCAGGTAGCAGCGAGTAAATGTCGTAGCCCATTTCATACCTCCTTACGCCTCACTCCAAGCGGAGCCTCATCATTGTAAGACCGCGCTAGTTATTCTGTCAAGGGGTTCTATCCCAAGAGGCGGCGGCCTCTTGGGGCAGAACTAATTAACCTTGCTTAGTAGATTTGGTTGGTTGTGTATCCGCACGCCATACAGACGGGCGCAGAGCAGCCCTCTGGGTTTTCGCCCGTGTCTACGCCTTCATCTGGGTCGCACACGCCACACGGAGCATAATCAACATCTCGGCACAGGCACTCACTAACTGAATCTCGCGGTATGTCGTTGTAGTGTCGGTGCCAGTTTGCTTCATCTTCTCGCGTTAGCGCGCTGATCAAGCACTCTGGATTAAAGCACCAGCCGTTATCTCGCGCCTCCTTATCCGACATAAGTGGCGGGTGAAACTCACACTCGCAAGGAGCGCAGTCCAAGCAGAATACTAAGTAGCCTTCTGGCACGCCCTTCTCGTACTGATCAAAGTCAAGAACATCAAACCGCGTGTTCGGCTCGCCGTTCCAAGTCCCGATGACCTTCTCGTCTGCGTAGAAGATCGGAGCCGAGCAACGCGTACAAGCGTGAAGTTCACCGCTCATCTGTAATCTCCTCCGTGCTCCATACGATTGTTTCTGGGGTCGTGTCCCACGGCGCAGGTTCCTCGGAAGCAGTCCACGCCTTCTGCTCTGCCTCCTGCTTGCTATCGGCTTCTACCTCAAACTCCCGATAGCCTGTGTTCTGTAATACAACAATCCACTTACTCATTTTCGTCCTCGTCATCTGCGCCCTGCTCAATGAGGGAAATGAATCCGTCATTAGGGTTTGCGTGATTCGTGCGAACTGCCTGAACGAAGCGCAAGCCGCAAGAGTCCGCGTACCAGTCCTGAATCGTTGCGAGCATTTCGCTTGGCGTGAGATCATCTGCGGATAGAAGCGGGTCGTATCCGTACTCCTTCATCTGAGCCATCTGCTCATCGTCCATCAAGACATAAATCTTGTGGCATTGGTCAAAGCCGATTCCCTTTGCCATCTCAACCGCAACCTCTACCTTGTCCCAACTAGCAGCCATCACAACCTCCTTATTTCCCAACGGCAAGTGCCGTCTAGTGGATTGTCCCATACCCGCGTACCAGCCGTCAAGCGTTCTATCCCAAGTAGCGGCGGCTACTTGGGGACGAACCTAATAAATAAGCCGCCCCCGAAGGGACGGCTTATTTGCATGCGACTAACGATTACGCTGGTACTTCTTGCTTCGCAGCCTCTTCCTTTGTGATCTTGCCGCTGCGAATCGCATCGCGGAGAGCGATGTGCTCGCCCCAAGTGATCGCGTCCTGCTCTGGGTTCTCCTTCTCCGCGTGTCGGAGTTCACGCAATCCCTCTTCCTCCATACGCTCCATCACGCGCTTGCGCCAAGCCCCTGCCGTCTCGTATGAGGCGTTGGTGTTCAGCCCGATGTGATTCACGAGATCGGCTCGCGTAATCATGCGTGGCTCCCACTTGATGTTGCCGTCGCTCTCGTATCCAGCAAACACCACCATCTTGCTAATCCAGTCAATGTGATAAGCAAGGGCAAGACGCTTCTCCCACTCGTCAATGTTTCCTTCGGTAATCTCATTGAGTCCGATGCTCATCGTCAGCCAGACGATGTTGTCGGTGATTGGGTGCGTGTATTCATTGCCTCGGATCACGCCATCAAATGTGCGCGTCTTTACGGCGGTGAAGTAGCAGATGTCGTCTGAGTTCTTTACTTCGCGTACTGACCAGTTCAGCGGCATAGAGCCTCCTTACTTCTTCTTGGTGGCGCGCTTTGCGCCAGACTCACGGATCGCCTTTTCCAGTTTCGCCGTGCGCTTATCGGCGTGATGGCTGCTGATGACGAAGAACGCCCAGATCGTTGCTGGAATCCAGCCGATCAAGGTGAACTGAAGAATCAGCGCGATGATCGCCTGAAACCATTTGCCAGCAGCCAGAAACCCGAACGCTGGAAAGAGCAACGCTAACAGGTACTTCATTTCCTACCTCCTTACTCGTTATCGGGAAGTCCCGATAGATGGATTTTCTCACAGGTACTAGCGACCTGTCAAGCGTTCTATCCCTCATGGCCGCCGCCATGAGGGGGCGAACCTAATAAATAAGCCCCGCCGTTTCCAGCAGGGCTTATCTACACTTGGGCTGGGCGCTGTGATTGTACCCAGCCCAGAATCTAATCAGCCTCCGACAACACCTCCGAAATGCTCATCACAGAAAGACTCGTACTCGGTCATCGGCACTTTGTCGTAATCACGCTCGCCCCACTCAATCTTGCCGTTCTCATCTTTGAGCCAAGCGTCGTCCCCGATGTCCTCTGCGCTGTATTCCATACGCGAGGCTTCTTGACCACCCTCGTAGACAACCTGACCAGCGAAGCCCATACCGCCCTCGCAATAGCGATGGGTAATGGTGAGCATTGGAAACTGCTCCGCAAGCGCGGCGATCAACGGCTCAACAGGAGCCCACGCCGTATCAAAGTTGTACGAGGTTTGACCCGCCACCATTCCGTCAGCGTTGTCTACTCGGTCGTTCCACGCTTCGCTTGCGCTCCACTTGGAACCCCAGTTCTCAACATTCCAGTTGTACCACCAGTCTGGGTGATTGGCGTTTCTTGGTACGAAATGTTCTGGGCAAAGTTCCGTGCCGCCAAACTCTGAATCAACAAACCCACGAAGTGTTGATGTGTCTGGCGTGCCGCGGACAATCGCCTTGCCATTGACCTGACGCTCGTGCTGGTAGACCATCTCCTTTACTTCCTCGCCGTCCACATTGCGAACTTGCTCGGTCTTTGGAAGGTCGGTAAGTTCCACCCACTTATCCTTACAGCCGCATTGGAAATCATTCTGCCCTTCGTTGATCGTGTAGAACTTGCTGGTCGGCGGCGGCAGAATCTTTGCGAAGGAGAATACATCGTCTTCGTTCGTACTCGTGTCGCCCTTGACGAAATCAACAAGCCTTGCGACATCTACCTCGTCGCCGCTAATGTCCACTTGGTTCACGCACCAGTTAGGCATCTTCTTTACCTCCTTGTATCACAGACAGGGAAGCCCCTGCCGTTAGATTGTAAGCCAGATTATAGCCAGCCGTCAAATAGCCCACCTTCGGTTCTATCCCACATGACCGCCGTCATGTGGGGCCGAACTTAATAAATAACGATTTAGCGATCGAAGGACATTGCGCTAACTCCGTCAGGGGTCATAACCACATGTCCACCCTCTACGAAGATTCTTCCACCATCGTTCGCTTCATCATCAGATGAAATAACAAGGGAATAACGCTTGCCGCCCTGCTCTACGAATAAAACTGGCATGTAAGGGTCAGCACCGCCATCGCCTAACACCGTGCCGCCAATAATCGTTGCGCCAATAAGCGGCTCAACCATCTCTGTCCGAAGGTAGTGCCGCTCAATCTGGTCGCGGCTCAATCCGCTTCGCTCCTTGACTAACTGATCTCTGCTGCTCAATAACTGCGCGATCGTTTCGATTGCCATAACCTAACCTCCTTGACTCCTTCGGCTAACTGCCGTGGGAGCATTATAAGGTTGCCCATAACGATCTGTCAAGCCCTAAGCTCGGGTTCGACCCTCGCGTCTGCGGACGCTCGGCTCGCACAAATAACAACTCCTGTCAAGTCCTCCCCAAAAGATCAAATAACCACGAATGCCAGTTTGACGGCTCACTTGGCAAGCCTTACAATGCCCCATAGCGCAGGAAGTTCCTGCCGTAGTAAGGAGGTCGTATGGGTTCATACCGCTATGTTCGGGCACGAAGGGTGCGAAGGCGATACTCGTGGATTGCTGGTATCGCAATCTTCTTTGGTTTGTAATGGAAGAGTTGGTGTTCTGGCAGATCGTTGCGATCGTTATCGTGGCACTGCTACAAGGAGCGTTATACGCGATAGGAGGAATCTTCTCATGAAGCGATACAGAGTGTATATTCAGAAGGTTGATGATTTCGTTGCCGAGTTGTCTTATGAGGACGATGAGTTGACTGACCTCAGCCACGATGAACTTCTTGCCGCGGCTGCTAACGATGTATCGGAGCAGGGTCTTGGCGAGTGGAACTTCATGCAAAGCGATACGACCGCTCTGTCTGTCTGCGAGATTCTCGAAGACGGCACTGAGGGTGAGGTATGGGAAATCAACACGGAGGTATGAGTATGTGGGAGTTGATTCACGACGAGAGCATTACCGCAAACGAGAACATGTCGATCTGGTACAAGGAAACTGAAAACCTTGACAAGTCGATCTTGTTCGAAGTAAACAAGCAGGGTCTTAGCATTGGGTATTACCACACAGCATTCGACGCGTTTGACGACCGCTTCCCCGCGGCAGCGATCTGCTACGGCTGGGATGTGATCCAGATGGAGTCAGGCGAGAAGGACGGCTTCCTTAGTCGGGTAGCCGATAGTGATGACATTGCCCACGCGATCGCCTGCGACCACGACTTCACCTGCGAGGAGATCTTCCACGCAGCGGCGGTCTTATTGGATAATGAGGAGTGCGAGGGCTGTGAGCCATGCTCCCGCTACGGAAAGAAGGAGGAATAATGGACTTCATTAAGGGGTTAGTTCTTATCGTTGCCGTCGTTGCGGTCAATGTCGCGTGGGTCGCTGCCCTTGTCTGGGTGGCAGCCCAAGTCATCAAGTCGGTGTTCGCATGAAGTACACCGTGAAGGTACTCTTCCCTTTCTACCTCGACGTTGAGGTGGAGGAGAAGGATCTCCCGACGGCACGGATCGAGGCGATGAAGATCGCCACGCAGACACCGATCGATGATTGGAGAGGCGACCTATTGGAGGTCTACGAAACGGAGTGGGTGGAAGATGGCATCCACACCATCATTTAGTTAGGAGGTTGTATGTTGATTCATAAGACGTGTGCTTTATCAGAAGCCCCAGAGGGGGAGCAGCGACGAGGGGTCTACTTCCTTGGCAATGTGTCAATGTCATTTGATCTGACAGGCACGCCAAGCGGGATGGGCGGCGTACAGATCGGTATCGCCAATGACTACTCATTGGGCGACGGCGGTTCCTACATCTCGTCGATTGAGTGCTATGACTGTGGGAAGACGGTCAATGAGTTTGTCGGTGATATCGAGCCCTACAAGTTGGAGCGCATCCTTGACGTGGACGCTGACCAGTACGACTTGGTGGAAGACGATGGCAAGTGAACACAAGGGACACGAGATAGAGGTTGGGGTATACGGCCCCGACCTCGCTCGCAATGATCAATTACTATTCGACCACAGCGGCATACACAACCTTGCGTTGGAATGCCTTGACTGTTCGGAAGTAATCGTGGACTATGACATCACAGGGCAGATGACCGTCGCCGTGGCGCGCAATCTGATCTCTGACGCAATCAAGGAGATCCTATGACCGATCACCGTGCCAACCAGCAGAAGTTTCTCTCCCGAGTCGAGGGCTGGGCAGAGAAGTTGGAGTTCACCAAGAAGGATCTATATCGGCACATTGGCGCGCTCTACGGGAAGCCACACAACTGGGTGGAGAGCCGCCAGCGCGGTGCGGTACACGCCAGTAAGGAGGATATTGAGTGGATGATCTGGGCGGAGAAGAACGACACCACACCGATCACCAGCCGACCAGAGCAATACGCCTGCTACGACTGCGAGGAGATGCTTCTTGGCAAGCCCTACTTCACGATGATCCCAGCGCGGGGGGAAGACCCAGGCGCGTTCCTCTGCCCGCAATGTTTCAAGGGACTAGAAGCGAAGGGCTACACCCCTGACATTATCGAATAAGAACTAACCTGTTTTGGTGGCTAGGAGCCACGCAGATTCCCAACCCGCCTCTGGACACCAGGGTGCGGGTTTTCTGTTGCCAGCGTGGCGCAAATCGGGGAGCCAGCCTGTTCTATCCCACGACCCCAGGCAATAACTCTCTGGTTCTATCCCACAAGCCCGCGCAATAACCCAAACTTGCATAACTCGGCCGGATGTGGTAGGGACGCCTGGACTCGAACCAGGAACCGCTGAGATATAAGCTCAGTGCTCTAACCGTTGAGCTACGTCCCCCTATATGCAGGATGAATAACTATTATGCATCCTTAGAATAACCCTCATCCTCTGCCCGTGCCTGCTCCCTCCTGCGCCGGAGCCGATTCTGAAGATCATCCAATCTTATGCGCGTGGAGATATCCGTCAGGCACCGGAGGCAGACCAGGAATATTGGACGAACTTCATCCTCCTGTTCGTACACACGGGTGAGCTCCTGGCAATAATTGCACATGCCAAGCACTTTGTTGTTATCCACCATATGGGCCACCGTAATAACTCTGCATTACGGGAGGATACACCATGAATGAGCGTGAGGGTTTTGAGGAGGGATTCGGTCGGGGGGTGCGCAAGGTGTTTTACGCCTTCCACCCCTCCCACAACAATATCATCCTTTATGGGCTCTCACAATAACCCGTTATGCACATTTGATCTCATTTATCCACAACGCTGTGCATAAACAGCAAATCACTAACCCTGAGAAATAATCCCCACATGCACCGTTTCTCCATCGGGTATCACGCCAGATTGCAGGGTTTGACGCATCGCTACATGCTCACTCGTAAAACACTCCGTCCCCGCTGCGTTGCCACATTCACACTCGCACACCCGTGCTGCGTGCAGTGCAAGCACCGTCCTGAGCTTCCCCTCTTTCCACTGGCTGTATGCCTGCTCTAGAGACATCCGTTCAACCTCGGAGTGTTCTCGTTGATTCTCGAGCATGCCGATCACCCTATCCTTCTCCTTCTTGGGATACCGTGACCCCTTCTGGATCACTATATGTTTCTATTGCCTCTAGTGTCAAATGCCCCTTTGGGCGTGCCCCTCGCTTCGCTCGGGTCGGGCTCTCGCGCTGCGCGTCAAGCCTCGCTGCGGCGAGTCTTTCCCCTACGGGCTTCGATCCCTCACGTGCTTCGCTACATAGAGAACACATGTCGTCCCTCCAGTCTTCCCTCATGCATCCAATCACGCGCAACCTTCATGAACTCTGGGTATCGCACTGCGGCGGCGCCAGCCTCGCGCTCATAGTCATCCTCTGGCAGATACTTTCGTAAGAGGTAGAGGTAGGTAAACGACCACTTACTCCCGTGGTGCTCCATCGCCCAAAGGTGCGCAAGTTCGTGTAGGGCGACAGCCCTGCTGTTCTCGCACAGCGTCACTCGGCGCTGAAGATAGTTGGATGTCCCCATCTCGTGATGTCCGCCGTCGTGGTCTGGTGTGTCCTCGTGATAGTGCAGCACGACCGTGTCGAGGTCAACCTTGTTCTGTTCGGCAACAAGGGTAATAAAGTCAACCGTTTCTTTCCACGACAGAAAGAACTCCTCTGGGTTCCTCGGCATGTCCGAGGCTATGACCACTGGGGGGTTCACTTACTTTTTAGGAAACTCCGGAAGTGGGAGCATCGGCGCGACAAGTCTGGCCCAGTGCTCAACCATTCTCTCCGTAGCGTCAAGGTAGTTCGGCTCGGCGACTGCCCAAGCAATCTTTCCAAGCGGCTCTTCCAGGTTCTCAAATACCCTATCGGTGCGAGAAGAAATAATATGTCCAATCTCGTGACATAGGACCAAACGCTGTTTCTCTGGTGTCTGGTCAAAAAAGTCGCGCTGAACACGAAGGTCGGCAGAGTTCCTCTGATCAGATACATCTATGTCTGCATGGGCATCAATTTCCGCAGCGTCACGAGAGACGGTGATCTCCCACTCTTGGAGCTGGAAAAAGATCAGAGCATTTGCAATCCACTCATCAAGAGACGACCACTTATCTACCCGTGTCATGAAACCCCCCTAAACGTTTGTATCATCCTGTGCGCAGGAAAACGCCTCCGCGTTGTGTTGGCAGAGCATAGCAGGGGTGCAAAGGAGGCGTCTATATGGCATACTTCTGAGTATCTGAATAAGTAAACCCTAGACACTGGAGGACCCCTTGATCACCACCCTTGGAGCATCGACCCTTGATTCTGAGACTTCCACTGGAAATGTCGTTGTCGACTTCTGGGCCCCGTGGTGCAACCCGTGCAAAACGCTCGGCAAGGAAATAGAGCGGGTCAACGAGTTGCGCCCAGACATCAAAATCGTCAAGGTCAACGTTGATGAGCACCCCGACCTTGTGTCGAAGTACTCCATCAGAAGCATCCCGTTGCTGCTGTTCATCAAGAACGGCGGATCGCCAACCTCTTCCGTTGGCGTCATGAAGGCTGAGGACATCATCAGAAAGATTGAGTCATAGGCTTGGTAAAGATCACCAGGCTCCCAGGCGCGATTGAGGTCTGGAAAGTCCAGGTCGGAAAATCGGTAACGCTTGCGATCAGCCCAGAGGAGGCTATCGACTCTGTGATGGCCCAGATCGACAACGCTTCGGTCGGCATCCAGTGGGTCAACGTTCCTCATGACTTTGATCCGCCCGGATGGGACGGTCGCTTTCCCCGCTTGCCCCCAAGCGCAATAGCGTAAAACTTGTGCCCGCACATTGGGCACTCTGTCTTCTTTTCATCTAGATCCATCGGTGACGGCTCCATCGCCTGTCGCACAAGCCTGTCCATGTCTTCCATGTCGTACCCAGTAGAGTCAAGCAGTCCATCTACCGCCGTCTCGTAGACAAGCCGTGCAAGAATCTCGTCATCGTAGCCGCCAAGGTCGGACGCCCTGTTGTCCGCAAGAAGGATGGCTTTTGCACGGTTGTCGTCAACCTCAGCCCACTGGACCGGGATGTTCTCCATCCCAAGGATAAGCGCAGCCTTCACGCGGTGATTGCCAACAAGTATTCTTCGCGTTCCCTCTTGGCAGACAACAACGCCGTGCCAACCGTTTTTCTTTATGGACTCTACAATAGCGCCAACGTCGCCCGCCCTTGGATTGTCGGGGTGGGGCTTAAGCGTTTCGGGGCGTTCATCCGTAATCCGCATTAGCGATCCTTCGGGAAGCCCTTTTCCTTCCTGGCCTCAAATATCACTCGATCAGCCTTGTACCGTGCTGGCTCTTCGTTCCTAAGGAGCAGCGCGTCAAGCGACTGGTCCTTGCCAATCCAGTCGTGCTTTACAATCCGGTCAGAAATATAGGTAAGTTTTCCCAATCCCATGCCAACTTCGCTGTACTCGTTATCCGCGAATACCGAGTCGTACCCTGGATAGTAAATGTACCCAAATCGCTTGTAGTATTCCCGACCGGCGGAAACTATTGTGCAGTTTTGGTCGTACCCCATGTACTGGTCATTGAGCCATAGCGCGCCATCCGTGTCGGGGAACAGCTCAAAAAGTCTGGTAAGCATGACGTCGTCATACCCTTGGGCTGTCGGGATCATGTCGTCCTGCCCGTTAAACACCATGTCCCAGTCGTCGCTGGCCTTATCCATGTCTGCGTTGATTGCCTCGATCTTCGTCTTGGAGTCGCCATAAAAGTACTTAAGATCCACCCCGCCAGCAATGAGGGCATCCAGGCGATTCCTCACGGGATCGTTGTTCATGGTGTCGTCGTCGCTGTCCATGGAGATAATGTATTCAATCTGATGCTTTCCAGATGACATTGTTATGTACTTTTGCAGCGTGTCGAAGAATAGTGTTGGTCTCTGCCTTGTTGGGAACTTAATCAGTAACTTCATCTTCCTTCTCCTTTGGCTTCACGGTCGGTTGCGGCGATTTGAACTCAGACGACGGGTAGTAGTGATAAATTATCCCAGGGGCCTCGCCCTCGGTTGTCAGATGTTTCCGGATCTCCTTTGAGAACTGGTGATCTTCGCCGTGGTTAAGTTCGGGAAATCCAACCATGACCGCAAGCTCCCTCCTAATTGCGTTGATGTGATTAGGCGTCCTGAAGTCAACGTCGTCTTTCGTGTACCAACCATCGTGCTTTATTGAATGTGTGAACACGCGCTTCTTTCCTTCTGGAGTGTAGATGAATCCGTTAAGGGAGGCGCAGTCGGGGCTACCCTCAAGCGCGGTCATCACCTGCTCGATGTAGTCGTCGCTTATCATATCGTCGTCGTCAATAAACGCCACGTAGTCTCCGATTGCGGCGTCTAGCAGCGCGTTCCTCTTTTCCCCAATGGTTTTCTCCCCGTTGTCGGGAAGGAGCATCATTTCAACTTCAGTCGTTAGCTGATCGATAATTTTTGAGGTAAGCCGCTCGCAAAGCTTGCTCCGATTGTTGAGTGTCGGGATCAGCAGCGAAAGACGCTTGGCACCCATTTATCCCTGCACCCTCTTTGAGGCGACCTGGTCATAAATCCAGGCATATGTTTTCTCCATCCCACTGCGAAGAGAAACAGATGGCTGCCAGCCAAGAAGGTTTTGAATCTTTGTGTTGTCGCTGTTCCTTCCGCGAACGCCCTTTGGTGCGTCTAGGTTGTAGTTTCTATTGAGCTTTACGCCAGCAATATCCTCGACAACCGAAACGAGCTGATTTATTGAGACAAGCTCTGATGACCCGAGGTTGAGCGGCTCACTTACGTCAGACTGCATGATCTTAAAAATTCCCTCAATGCAGTCGTCAATGTACATGAACGACCTGGTCTGTTCTCCGTCGCCCCAAATCTCAATCTCATGCTTTCTGCCGATGACCGCCTCTGCGACCTTTCTTGATATTGCAGCGGGGGCCTTCTCCCTTCCGCCAGACCACGTTCCGTTTGGCCCGTAAACGTTGTGGAATCTTGCAACTCTTGTTTGCAGCCCATAGTCTTCCATGAAGTGTCGAGCCATCCGCTCGGAGAAAAGCTTTTCCCATCCGTATCCGTCTTCGGCCATTGCTGGATACGCATCCTCTTCCTTGAGCGCGGTGACATCGGTGTCGGTCTGCTTATCGGCGGCGTAAACACAAGCGCTTGATGAATAGAAGAATCTCTTTACCCCCGCATCTCTTGCGGCGACAAGCATGTTGGTGCTTGTAAGGACTGAAAGCATGCACGCTGCCTTGTTGTGCTCGATGAAGCCCATACCGCCCATGTCCGCGGCAAGGTTGTACACCTCGTCGGCACCCTCAACGGCTTTCTTGCAGTTTTCTGGCAGGGATAGGTCAGCGTTTCCGAACGATGCGGCAAGCTTGTGGATTTGCTCCCATTCGGAAAGCGGCTTCTTGTCAACGGCAAAGACCTGGCCTTCGTCTCGCTCCACAAGGGCGCGGACTAGCCAGCCACCAATAAAGCCGCCTGCGCCGGTTACGACAATTCGCTTCATAGGCGGCATTATACACACCGCCAGGTTTAGTTATTGCACAGGCTCGATAGTGATTCTCATAATGCCATTCCCAAGCGGAAGACCAAGGGCGGTAAACGCCTCGGGGGAAAGGTCAATGATCTTGTCGTCCGAGGCCTTGTCCGACCCCCCGCGACACCCGCACCAGTCAGTAACCGTGACGAGAATTTGCTTTCCGGTTTTACGTGAGGTAATCAAAAGAACGGGTCTTTCACCTGAGGCGGCGAGGTCCTGCCAATACCCCGACCCGCCAATCTCAGTTGAGTAAAACCTTTCAATAAATCTCCTTAATCGCGGACCTGCGGCGCCATAAAACTTTACTGGCTCGCCCCACTTTGTGTCCTGCGTATACCAGGCAAAGTTTCTCGTTGCGTCAAACCAACTTGCAACGCCATCAATTGAATCTTCTGCCTCACAGGGATCAAAGCAGGCGTCGTTGTACCACGTATCACGCGGGCCACTGTAGGCAAGTACGTTCTGCGCAGGGACCGGCACTCCGACGATGGTGATACCCACCGCAATGATTGCCGCCCGAAGAGCTTGCGCAATTAATGGCAAACTACTGTCATCTCCCGCTTAATTATTTCTGCCTCGATCTTGTCGATGCCACTAAGCGCGTCGCTTAGATATTTAGCCTGTACGTTTTCTCCCTCTTCGTCAAGATATGCAACCCAGCTAAACATCAGCGCTCGCTGCCTTAGCGTCTGCCTGATCTCCTTGTTGCTCATCTTTCCGATGGGCCGCCTACTGCTGTGGTTTTCCATTTTTTTCCTCCTCTTCGTAAAATGCAAGCCAGATCGCCATCGCCATCGCCTTGCACTTTGAATATGCGCCGTCTTTGTCGGCATAAATGCTTGGGTTTATCTCCATGGCAACGCATAGGGCTTCAAGAAATTCTGCGTGCCAAACACCGGCAACAATCTTGCCCTCGGCTTCATGTGTTCTCGAAAGCTGGGCGATAAAATCTTTCGGCCAGCCGCCCTTGGTGTAAAACGACGGGTCAACAATCTCCCGCCAGTTATCTCCGACGGTCATTTGTGCCTCAGTCGCTTGCATGATCTGCAAGGCTTCGACCTTATTCATTCATGAAGCATACCACAAGATTGGCGCCGTCGACAGGAATCGAACCTGCGACCAAGGGCTTAGAAGTCCCCTGCTCTATCCACTGAGCTACGACGGCGCGAGCGGCTCTCTTCATTGCCGCTGCGTTGCTATTTTCCCCCGCGAGCAACAAGCTCGTAGGCTGCGCTGCCAACGAGGAAGTGGCTTACGCCCAACTCTTTGGCAATTCTTCCAATCGGCTTGCGACATTCTGCCGCCGCCCTGACCGCATCCAGAAGCGGAACGTCCAACTTCTTTGATCGGAACGTTTGGCGATTTCTATTTTCGCCGTACTTCTCAACGTCAGCGCGAAGATACATCACCCTCGGCCTTCCGCCATTCGGTCCCTGGCCAGCGCCAGTCTTTTTCCATCCGTATCGTCGCGCCGCCTGAACTGCTGCGGAGTAGCTAACTCCTAGCATTTGGGCTGCGTCCGCGATGCTAACCATCTTCTCGGTAGTCATCAAAAACTCCCTTCTTTCCTTCAGGTCATCCATGCCTGACTTCCTAAAGGTAGCGAACTCAGTGAGGCTTGTCAAACTGGCTCTTACATTGACATTCACTCAATAGCCGTCAACGGGGGAAAAAGGGTAGGGATAAAGGGGGAAGAAGGATCACGGAGGTATCTTAAAGAACATGAGGTATGAAATACCGAATGTTCTTAAGATACCGTAGTGATCGGTTAAAGTATCCTGATGGTTCCTGAGGTACGTAGTACCGAAGGAACAAGAAGGATATCTTTAACCGTAAGATTACGGTTAATCCAAAGAATACTGTTACCGTGGTAACTATGTTCTTAAGAGTTATTCGGTTCTGGTTACTTTAGAACAATAGAGAGGATTGTAGCGGTGGAAAACGACTTGTCAAGGGATAAACCAGAAGTTGTGTTGGATGATATTAATCAAGAAGACATGGTCAGAGTGTGTCTGAACTGCGGGAAGCAAATGATTGAACAGAAATGCAAGCTTATCTGCGACTGCGGCTACTACGCCTCATGCTCGGACTACTACTGATTTGCACCGATTTGAGATTGCGTGTAGACTCCCCACAGGCGGCATGTCTCCGCAAAAGATTTGGGGGAATTTATGAGAAAAGGAAGACCAATACTCGTGGACGGCTGGCTCGTTCAGCAGGTGCTGATGCACCGCTCGCCGCCAGAGGTAAAAACAATTACCGAGGCGTGCAAGTTGCTTGCAAATGGGTATGGGGTGACTCCCGAAACTCTGAGATGCTATGCGTCTTCAGGGATTCCTGAAAGATCAAAGCTTGTGAGAAAGATGCTTGATGATTACGCCAAGGTTGAGGCGCACAATAGCTCGGAGATCTTCAAGATTAACGAAATGGAAAACGAGCTACTTGGTTCTCTGGCGCGAGTCGCGGAATCGTTTGCCGAAGCCAGCAGAACTCTTGAATCGCTAAAGAATTCGATTGAAAGAAGGGAGCGAAGGGCATGATTGCAGATGACTTGATTCCATTGGCTACGCCAATTGAAAGCCTAAAGTCTTGGGAAAAGAACCCGCGAAGGGGAAACGTTGACGCGGTCGCAAGGTCGCTTGCACGGTTTGGTCAGCGGAAGCCGATCATCGTAAACAGGGGGACAGGCGAAGTGATCGCTGGAAACCATACGTTTGCCGCAGCGAAGCAACTCGGCTGGAAGCAGATTGCAGTCGTCTGGGTTGATGACGACGAGCAGACCGCAACCGCCTTTGCCCTTGCCGACAACCGAACGCAGGACCTGGGGTCTTACGACGAGGACCTTCTTGAAGACCTGATTAACAGCATCAAGGAGCAGGATCTATTCCTTGCGACTGGGTACGGTGAAGAGGTCGGGGATGGCCCCGAGACGGCGATGCCTTATCAGCACAACGTACAGATTCCTGAGATCTCTGACCCGAACGCTATGCGAACCGAAATGACTGACGGAATTGACGGGTCAATTTCCCAGCGTCCAGCACCACCGCTAGATCCAAACATGGCGATGCTTGTCAAGATTGGCGGGATTGAATTGCGGCTGGCAAGGGAAGAGGCCGAACCGCTTGTGATGGCGTACCGAAGGTACGTGGAAAAGAAGGGGACGGCAACTGGGTTTTTCCTTTGGCTCGTAGACGGGAAGGATACTCCGGAGTGAGTAGCCGCCCGATGGAAAAGGAGGAAACCACCGGGCGGCAGGGCCATAGGCCCGACGGCGAAGCGTGGGCGACGCCGTCCTCAGCATTGTTTCAGGTTAAAAACACAATGTCAATGCTCGTTCACTTTGCTGTGTTATGCTTAGGTTATGGCAGTGAAGACAGCAGCAAACAAGTCCGGCCCAGCCTCGGCGGTAAAGAAAACCGCAAGGGTGTGCTCGGCGTGCGGCTCAGTGCTGATGTCAAACGCGATTTATTCTTATCGGGAGATAACGTTTACCGATAAGTCGGCAAAGTCTAGGATGAGGTACACCTGTAAAGATCATGCCAAGAGAGCAGGAGACGCGGGAAGTAAAAAGTAGTCCGATCTACCCCAGGTGTGGAATCTGCCACATCAGGAAGCAAGATTGCGTAAATCTTGGCTCTGACAGCGGGAATGGTTGGTCCAATAAGACCATCTGTGCAGAATGCCTGCCGATGGCAACAAGGAGGAGGAAAGTAAATGGGACAGGAGATTCTCGGTAGCGTCCTAGTTATTTGGCTGCTGGTGATGGCGTTTTTTAACGGATCACTGGCGATTAGCATGGCAAGAAAGCCAGACGATGAAGGGGCCACCTTCGCCGTAGGGACGGCAATATTCTTCTTTTTCGGATCTACAATCGCGGCAGTGTGGATTTGGAGGGCGATACAGTGAAGAAGCAGGAAACGTTTCAGGACGTCTTTAGGGGGCTTTTTTCTGAGTCCTTTAGTCTGCTTGTTGAGAGACAGGCAAAGTATGGAAACCTAAACATTCAGCAGCTAGGATTACACGGGGTCATGAGCAGGATTGCCAACGACAAAATGTCCCGAGTAATGAAGAGTTTGAATGGCAAGATTGTCGATGGTCAAGTCGTTCTTGACCCTATAGATGAGTATAAGGACGAGGCGTTTGAAGACGCGCTGATCGACATAGCCAACTACGCCCTAATTGCTATCTCCCTGAAGCGCGGGACCTGGGGAATGCCACTTGAGGCTGACGACAAGGAGCTTGTCAAGTGAGTACAACATCTGCAACAAAGAAGAACCGCTACGACGTCATTCACGTTGGACTGCACGGAACCGACTGGATTGCAATCATTTGGGACAAGCGTGAAAAGAGAATTGCAGGTAGTTCTGTTGGCAGGAATCTCGACGAGGTCGTCAAGGCATGCGTGGAGATAATTAGCAGCCTTTAGGCTGGTATCCGTGGCTACTTCCTGGTGTACAATCGCACCATGGACGATTTAGAGGAATCCTTGGTTTGGTCGACTTCCGGGACGGAAGAGTCAAGGCTCTTCTACGAGTCCTCAATGAAGTCGCTTGCCAAGAGGTATGCGTCAAGATCTGAAGAAGAGATCGCTGGCGAAATGGTTGCCAAAGTTTTCCAATGGCTTTCAGTTGCCATAGACGCGTATGGCAGGGAGGGCGAAATTGATGACATTGTCGTTAGGTGCCAGGTCCCAAGGGAGACCGGTGGGATATGGGCTTTTGACGTAAGGTTTATGATTAACGGGAGAAGCTCACAGGTTCTGGCCGCAGCGCGGACTATAAGAGAAGTAGGCGACAGCCTAAGCAGGGAGATCAGTGGCATCGTCAAAGACGTCATCCGGTAGGGCGGCAAAGAGAATCGCCTCCGCAGTGTCTCAGGCGCTTACCGAGGACTACAGAAAGGCTCCGGGCAAGGTTGACACCATGTCCAGACTTTCCTACGTGCTTGGCCTCCAGAAGGCGCTTGAAATCCTTATGGAGGAGATTAAGGCGGAGGGCAAGGGTTTCGACGCCAAAAACGATCTCACTAAAAACTAAAACAATTACCAGCCATTTGAGCCGCATTTCTGCGCAATTTCTGGCAATATCAAGGCAATGCGCAAGAGGAATTGGGGCGAAATAAATGAGTTTCCTGTTAGTTGACAAATTCTATGCGTTGGATGTATCATCCCGCCAAGTACACAATAGTATCAGCAGGGGAGGGTTTTGATCTTGGACGATAACAAAATGACAAGAAAAGACAAGGTGCTCAATCTGCTTCGGGAAAACCTCAACGTGTGGATTGAGGGCCCGAGGATCGCAAGCCCCGAGGTTGGCGGCAGCGAGGGGCTCAAGAGGCTAAGGGAGCTCAGGGAAGACGGCCATAAAATTGAGACAAAGCCACATCCAAACAAGAAGCGCGACGTCTGGGTTTATCGCCTTGTCGGGGAGTCATCTGCACCAGTTGGCGTGTGGGCATGCTCGAGGTGCGGGGATACCGTAAAGGAAAAGCCAGAAGAGGGGGCAGTTAAAAGCGTGGTTGAAACAATGATTATGGTTAATTGTTGGAAGTGCAGGAAGCAGACCGTCTGGCAGTTCAAGCAGCCCCGTTTGGCTTGAAAATGTATTCACAAAACAATGAAGAAGAAGTCATCGTTAAGAGGTTTGGCGACAGGGTGGGCGCATTCCTCGACATTGGGGCATACGACGGAGTAAATCTTAGCAACACCAGGAGGCTTGCTGAGCTTGGCTGGTCTGGCGTACTGGTTGACGGGTCATCATTTTCTTTCTCTAGACTTTTTGACCTTTATAGGGGGAATAAGAAAATGACCCTGATCAACGCCATGATTACGGGAGATCAGGAGGCAAGGGAAAGAATACGGCTAATGTGGGAGTCTCCTCACTCTGGAGTCTCAACAATGGAGGTGGAAAACTACAATAAGTGGAAGGATCACGTTAAGAGCATACCCATCCCTGGTACGGAATTTGCAGAAATTTATGTCCCAGTTGTGACAATGGGTGAGATCCTTGGGATCGTGGGTTCCGTAAATCCAGTTGTTGAGTTTGTTTCCATTGATGTCGAGGGGACTTCGTCGGACTTATCGCTTCAGCTCAATCCCGATACTTTTGGAGTTGAGATGCTGTGCGTAGAGCACGACAACAGGGTTGATGAGATCCTTGCACACTACCAACCTTACGGCTTTTCTGTGGCCCTCATGAATGGCGAGAACATCATTCTCGAGAGGTAATTTAGTTTCTTTTTGCTGCAGTAAAGTAAAATCCGGAGTTTCCGACATCCGCAGCGTAAACAAGGGCGTCGACAAGGTCGTCGTGCTCGCTGTTTGGGAATGCCATCATTTCCGATTCCAACTGCCTGATTCCAGGTCCGCCCTTGAGATGAAAGACCTTTCCTGCCTCGTATCTTGCAGCAAGGGACCTTGACCTAAAGACCTTGTCTCTTTCTGGTCGGACTCCTCTCGCTGGAAGCCTTGTCTCATTAATCAGTTCCCGCACGAACGTTGATTGATACTGGACAACCTCAACATTTACCTCGGTTAATCGTCTCGGCTCCTCCCCCCAAACGTCGCGCTGGCCCTTGAGCCCGACAAACTTTGCTGGCCAAAGAAGCTTTGGGCTGGATGGGTCGTCGTAGATTGTCCCGTCCCGCTCAATGCCAGTTAACCACCTCTGGTGACCCTGCTGAATTCTGGTGCGGTAAGCGCCAACAACGTAAAGGTTATGCTCCTCGTCCTCAACAACCTCAACTGCGGCGGTGTAGTCAGATCGCTCTCTCTCTGAAGCAGCAAGGTCAACACCGACTCTTCTTGCCCCAGGCGGTATCGAGTCAACGTACTTGAAGTACTCGTAGCGGAAAATGTTGCCGCCCATCGAGGTGACGTCGTTTTGGTATTGCAGATTGAAGATTGGCGTCCCTAACTCTTCTCGTTTCTGCTCAAGGTCCTCAACTGTGTACATATCTGGCCAAAGCGGCCCATGGTCCTCAAGCGACCTCCTTAAGTACGTTGGTATCCCCTTGCTTGTGAGCTCTGCGTAGAAGTCATCCTCGTGCCATCTTGTGCCTATGTACCAACGTGTTGCGCTGGGAACCAGCATTGGGTCAATGACCTGCCAATAGGTATCACTTGCTTTTTGCCTCTGAGTCGGCGTGGCGTTCTCCCTTAGGCCGACAATGTCGTCTGCAATCAGCAGGTCAAGTCGTGGCCCTGGCTTGATTGACGTTAGGCCGTCGGCAAAGCACGTCGCGTCTTTTCCAAGGTTTACCCCCTTGATTGTCCAGACCTCATCGGTCCATTTTGACCCAGCAACTCCGCCTCTGGCCCACGGAAATATTTCCGCAAAACTTGCCGACTCTACAATCGTTTTGATTGCCCTCGATCTTGCAAGCGCATCAGAAAGAACGGACGTCACAATGCCAATTCTGATTTTTCCCTGTGTAACGCCAACTAGTCGGGCGGCACGGTGGATAAGCTGCGTAGTTTTTGCATGGCCTCTTGGCATCAGTACTAGCGCCCGCTTGCTCTTAGTTAGAAACTGCTCCATCTCCCTGAGGTGTCTTGGAAAGACCAGACCGCTTACGTACTCGGCGAAGGCGGCGTCGTCAGAGGAGGCCTTATCCCTCAGCCACGAGCGGTATTGCTCGTTAGTCGGCGGTGGTGCTTGCTTCGACTTGCTTTGCTTCAGTTTCGGCATTCTTTGCTGCCTCCTCTAGCTGCTCCGCCCAAAGTGATAGCCGCCCGGAAAGCTCTCCGGCGGTAAGCGTGTCAATCTCATGAGGAGTCTTGGATATCTCGATGGCACCGCCATCAACTCCGCTGACCTCCTGTCGGACTGGGGCATATGCCCCAGTAAGCTTTGCAACCTTATCAAGAATCTCAATCTGAATTTTAAGATACTGAATTTCCATGCCAGAACCGCGCGCCTTTGAGGCGCCAACCGCAGCCTGCTGACCGATCATTCTCGCCTTTTGAATCAACTCCGCCCTTGTGAGGGTCTGGTCAGGCTGGTCCTCGGACCATTTCTTGCGAATACCGCGGATATGCTCCCTGACCGTGTGGACGGAAAGGTCGGTTGCCTTTGCGATTTGCGCGGTGGGGACGCCGTTAAGGAGCAGTTGCGTAATCTGCTCCCTCAGCGCGTCAATCTGTGCCTGCGGCTTTCGTCCTGGTTTTCCCATGAGAAGATGATACACTATTGCCAACGCAAAAGCACACATGGTTGACTTTCCTGTACGAAATGAGAGAATCCAGGCATGCCAGCCAACATTTACGACATCATCTGCGAGCAGGGAACAACCTTCACCCGAGTGGTTACGTATAAGGATGCCGCAGGTAATGCGGTGAACTTGACCTCGTACACCGCCAGGATGAAGGTTAGGTCTTCGCGCGGCGCGGAGGGATTCTATATGACCCTGGTCAACTCAAGGGGGATTACCTTGCAATCCAACGGAGAGATTGAAATCATCATCCCCGCAACTTCTACAGCTGTCGTTCCAGCCGGAAACTATAGGTACGACCTGGAAATTGTCTCAACCTCTGGGGTGGTCACAAGGGTCATAGAGGGAGAATTTAAGGTTTCCGGCGAGGTGACAAGATGACCGATGATTTTAACGTAATAATCGCAGAGGAAAATCAAAATTCTGTCACAATTAGCTCATCAACCGCCATTGTTGGCCAGGTAACCTATACCCATAACCAATCATCTGCCGCGTCGTCCTGGGTTATCGTCCACAACCTTGGGAGAAGGCCGTCCGTAACCATTGTCGATAGCGGTGGAAACGTACAGATTGGCGATGTGTTGTATAACTCAGATAATCAGATTACAGTCAATTTCTCAGCTGCTTTTGGCGGCTATGCATATTTAAATTAGTGAGGAGATGCCCGTGAAGGTACTGACGAGTCTAGACCTACGAAGTTTTCTTGACCTTAACAAGAATGAACTGCGCAACGCAGTAATTCAGGTCCTTGCGATCCCTCCAGCAACTCCATCTACTGGGCAAATCTACTACAACTCAGACTCCAACGACGGCGCAATTGGTCTGCTCGTCTACGATGGGTCTAACTGGCAGCCAGTTGGTTCAATTGACGGAATTGAAGTCACTGGACCAATCCAGAAGTCCACTTCGGGCGGAACCGTTACCATCTCCATTAGCGCAGCGGACGGCTCAAACGCTGGCTCAATGTCCGCCGCCCACTACACGCTTGTTAATAACGCAACTGATGCCAACACCGCAAGTGCCATTGTTAAGCGCGACGCTTCTGGCAACTTCACCGCCGGAACAGTTAGCGCGACAACCGTAAGCATTTCGGGATCTGTTACTAACGCAACTGACGCAGCGACCAAGGCATATGTTGATAGCGTTGCGACTGGTCTCGATGTCAAGGCATCCGTCCGAGTCGCTACAACTGCAAACGTTGCACTTGCCACTGCGCTTGAAAACGGCGACGCAATTGACGGGATTACCCTTGCCACTGGCAACCGAGTCCTTGTTAAGAATCAGTCAACTGGTTCTGAAAACGGCATTTACGTTGTCCAGTCTTCCGGCGCAGCGGTTCGCGCAACTGATGCCGATGTAAGCGCAGAAGTCACTGGCGGACTCTTCACGTTTGTTGAAGAAGGAACTGCCAACGGCAACACGGGTTGGGTTCTCACTACTGACAACCCAATTACGCTTGGAACTACTGCACTTGTCTTCAATCAGTTCTCTGGCGCAGCAACCGTCACTGGCGGAGATGGACTTACCCTCACGGGGACTGACCTTGCGGTCAACGTTGACGCATCAACGATTGAGATTGCTTCTGACACCCTTCGCGTCAAGGACGCTGGGATTACGTCCGCAAAGCTTGCAACCAGCGCGGTTGACCTCAGCACGACAACTGTAACTGGAACACTTCCAGTTGCCAAGGGTGGTACTGGAGCAACAACTGCTTCTGATAACACCGTCTTCGCTGGACCAGCAACTGGCGGGCCTTCCGCTCCTTCGTTCCGAGCGCTTGTCGCTTCGGACATCCCAAGCCACAGCACCGATAAGCTTACAAGCGGCACCCTTGGTGTTGCTCGTGGCGGTACTGGTGCAGCAACGTTTACCGCTGGTATCGTTAAGTCAACTGGCGGAACTGATGCTCTCACGACGGGCAGCACTGTTTCGCTTACAACTGAAGTAAGCGGTACTCTCCCAGTTGCTAACGGCGGTACTGGCGCAACGACACTTACAAGCAACGGCGTTATCATTGGCGCAGGAACCAACGCACTTGCCGCGACGACTGCGGGAACTGCCAATCAGGTCCTCCGTGTCCCAAGCGGCGGTGGCGCACCTGCGTTCGGCGCAGTTGACGTAAGCTCCGCATCTGCGGTCACTGGTGCACTTGCCATCGCGAACGGTGGCACTGGCCAGACGACGGCAGCGGCAGCCCTTGCAGCCCTTGGCGGGACGCGAAAGCATTCTGCACTCATCGGGGACCCTGCGGGCTATGCGGGCGGACCAAGGTCAACCATCACGGTAACCCACAACCTGAACACAAAGGATGTGGCCGTTGAGGTGTATGAGGTCGCCAGCCCGTATCAGAAGGTTTATCCTGACATCGTTCATGCGACCGTAGACACGACTGACTTCGTGTTCTCCACGGCCCCATCCGAGGATGCGTACAGGGTTGTTATAATCGGGTAAACTCCCCATGGAGGTAACCCGTGCCTAAGCTACTCAATAAGACAAATTTACCAAATTACGCCAGCGCCCCGTCGTCCCCGACGAATGGGGATATCTACTACAACACCACGGATCACATCGTATATGCGCGAGTCAATGGTGCGTGGGTTGACCTTGGAGCTGGTGGTGGCGGTGCAGGAGACATCACCGAAGTTGTCGCTGGTGCGGGCCTAACGGGCGGTGCAAGCACTGGTTCTGCCACCCTTACCGTAGGTGCCGGAACAGGCATTACCGTCAATGCTGACGATGTGGCAATTGACACAACTGTTGTTGCCCGCAAGACCGATAATTTGTCGGCATTTGCCGCGACGACATCCGCAGAGCTAGCTGGAGTTGTTTCAGACGAGACTGGATCTGGCTTGCTGGTATTTGGAACTGGACCAACGATTTCGCTTCCAGTTATTGATAACCCAAAACTTGGATACGACACAACCACAACATCAGCAAGCACGCTGACCCTTACAAATACTTCTGGATATTACCAGTTCTTTACTGGCTCAACTGCTGGGCAGGTTGTCCAGCTACCAGTTGCAAGTCTTGGGCAAAGCTTCCTAATTGTAAACAAAACTACTAATGTAATAACAGTAAACTCATCTGGCGGAAATCTTGTGCAATCATGCGTGAGTAAGGGAATTTATCTTATTACATGCATTTTAGGCAGCGGTACCACTGCGGCATCGTGGTCATCTCAATTTTCTGGCAGCACAAGTCCAACAACGGGCTCAGGGACAAGTGCTGGTGGTGGGGTTGTTCTTGCTGATAGCCCAACATTTACTGGTAGGCCAACAATTTCTCAGGCTCTAACAATTTCTCCAACAGTTATTGCGTCAAGTAATGGCTCAACTGCGGTAAACCCGTCTCAAACTGCATATGTCAGGGTCACAGGAACAAGTGCACACACATTAACACTAGGCGCAAATCAACTTATTGGAAATTGGATTTGGGTAAAAAATGACAGCACTGGTATCGTAACGGTTAATGCAAGCGGTGGTGCAGTTTTAGCCTACTTGAAAGCGGGGCAGACCGCAGAGTTTATTGGAATTACCCAAAACGGATCTGCCGCCACAGACTGGGCTGTGCATTTCCTTGGCGGCTCAACTGCGACAGGCACTGGAGCAAGCGTTTTTGCAACAAACCCAACGCTTACCACGCCAGATATCTCGGGCCGCCTACTTGTAAATGACGCCATAATTTTGCTTGCAAGTTCCATAACTTCAAGCGGTGGAACTACTGCAATTTCAGCAACAACTGATTCAGTTGTTATCGTGACCGGTACATTGGGGCACACCCTAACACTACCAACTCTGTCAACAGCTTCGGTATTTTTTTGGATTAGGAACAGCAGCACGCAATCAATAGCAGTAAATACTAACGCCGGATCACTGGTCGCAACGGTATCCCCTGGTCAAATTGTTAACCTTATTTGTCTGGTTTCCAATGGTGGATCAAACGTCTCAGATTGGTCAGTGCATTTCCTTGGCGGATCAACAACAACTGGTACTGGTTCAAGCGTGTTTGCCACAAGCCCAACGCTTACCACGCCAGTCATTTCAAGCATTGTTAATACGGGAACTCTGACTCTTCCTACTTCTACGGATACACTTGTTGGTCGAGCAACTACAGATGTTCTTACAAACAAGACAATATCAGCATCTAGCAACACTATCAGCGGTGTAGCAAAAGTTTACTATCAGACTACGGAGCCAACCGGAGGAACATACGTAGCTGGAGATATCTGGTTTGACTCGGATAGTGATGTTGCCTCTACTTCTGCGCAAATTTCTATTGGCGCAGTAACAACGGGGGCCGCTGGATCAAGCGCAACGGTGTCAAATACTGGGACAGGAACTAATGCGGTGCTTGCATTTAGCATCCCACAAGGTGCAGTTGGCGCTACTGGTGCTACTGGCGCAACTGGGGCTACTGGGGCTACTGGGGCAAACGCATACAATGTACCAATTACCACTCAGGCGACATCACGAGATATAGCGCTTACCGATCTTGGCGACCTAATCGAGTGCACTTCTGCTAGCGCAATGACCCTAACGGTCCGCTCCAACGCAACGGTATCTGGGTTTGCCAACGGAGATCAGATCATGATTCTTCAATCTGGAGCAGGACAGGTAACCATTGCCGGAAACGGCGCAACAATTAATGGGACCCCGGGACTTAAGTTGCGCGCTCAATGGTCTTCTGCTACGCTGATTAAGCGCGGTACGGACCTCTGGGTTCTTGTTGGGGATACTTCAGCATGATTACTGCCACGTCTTCCTTAAGCCAGAATGTACAGGCTGGACCGCAACATATCGCCGTAGTGCACGGGGGCAGCCCATACGTCTCCGTCTACCCTTGGACGGGAACGTTTGGAACGAAGGTTGCAAACCCTGCAACGCTGCCTGCGAGTACTGGCAACGGAGTAGCGTTCAGCCCATCTGGTGGTCATATCGCCGTAGCGCATGTTGGTGCGACTGACCCAAATGATAGCAAGATACGGATTCCTCCATATTTTTCCGTCTACCCCTGGACTGGTGCGTTTGGAACGAAGGTTGCCGATCCAGCAACGCAGACCAGTGGTGCTGGCAACGGAGTAGCCTTCACCCGATCTGGTGGGCATATCGCCGTTGCACACACCACCACCCCATTCATCTCCGTCTACCCTTGGACGGGAACGTTTGGAACGAAGGTTGCCGATCCAGCAACGCTGCCTGCGAGTACTGGCAACGGAGTAGCGTTCACCCCATCTGGTGATCGTATTGCTGTAGCACACACCACCACCCCATTCATCTCCGTCTACCCTTGGACGGGAACGTTTGGAACGAAGGTTGCAAACCCTGCAACGCTGCCTGCGAGTACTGGCAACGGAG